GTCTGTAGCATACCATGTTTGTAGTTTACGCATGTCGCATAAATCACCTACATACGGTGCAGTATACCCTTTTTCCATCCAACTTATAATGTCGTCTGAATTGTTAAACGTTTCAGACTCATAATCTAAAATATGATGTGCATTATCCCAAAAGGGATCTATATAGCCTATGTGCCACTTAGACTCGCGTATTGCCATAATGTATTACCTTGCTTGCGTGACTTTGGAACTTGCGCCATGGGTCTACGACTATGCTTCCCATGGGTATCACACAATATAATTTATCTGTATTGCTTTCCTGGTGCATATATTTGTATGTTGTACTTGCACTATGGGCTAACAATACTACACAAGGTTGCTTGGGTTCGTTATTATCACCAGTCAATGGATCAATGTATGTTACACTTTTGCCCATTTCTTGTACATAATGTCCAATTAATAAACTATAACTTCCGTCAATGTATTCTACACCTGGCTTGTATGCTTTGCCGTGTATATAGATTTCCATCTCATTTTCGTTTGCTAAATCCACTAAATGTTTTGCAAGGTTGTGTGCTTGCTTTTCTCTTGCATTCATTATAGCATCAAACAAATCATAACCTAGATCTAGTTCTTGTGCCATGTAGCGCAGGGCAATATTGTCCCGTGGATGGCAAGCACCACCATCACCCATTCCTGCAGTCATATACTGCGGGCCCATGATTCGTTTAGTTGACTCTGCTAGTGCCTGGGTAACCACATCAACATTGATATTGCCCTGCCTTACTGCAACATCCTGTATCATATTTGCCAGTCCAATTTTGGTACTGATAAATGTGTTGTAAAACACTTTGATACATTCGCATTCGTCCCAAGTACCAACTACAAAGCGTGGATCATTATCAATAACTGTTTTGTAGAAGTCTACTAGTAGTTGTGCATCCCATGTAGTATCGCCACCCTCTGTGCCAATCATAACCATCTCAGGATTTAAAAAATCCCAGGCAACGCTGCCCATTGCGATCAGATATGGGTTGTACGCAAAACGTGTATTTGTAATTAATGGAACGAATTCTCTACGCACTGTGCCAGGAAGCACTGTAGAAATTAACACAATCATTTGTGCAGAGTACATGAGTTCATTACACTCACGCAATACTTGTTTTACAATGTCGTAGTTGAAGTCTTTGGGTTCTAAATGTGCCGTTGGTACACGGCCATCATAATTGGCTTCGTGTGGAGTAGGAACAGCAACAAAAACAATCTTAGAAAACTTTATTGCTTCCGCTAATGTGTCTTTGATGTCTACAAGTTCGCTTGTTACCGGTGCTACATCGTAACCCAGAACAGTGTGTCCTTTTTTTGCTATTTCCTCTGCACATGGCAAACCAAGTTTGCCCAACCCTATAAAACTAACCTGCATTCTTAAGTCCCAAATCAAGTAGTAAACGATGCTCTTCTTTAGCAAACATTAAATTTAGTGTGTAAGATGGACCATTAATGGTATAATCACCGTAACCAAATCCATCCCACCACCAATCTACATTATATCGTAGACCATGACTGCCAAGTAAATTGCTAACCATACATAATGCATCTACGGGCGTATAGCCAGCATTAAGAGCACCACCTTCGCCAGGAAGATGATTTTTCCTGTCGGTGTAGTTGGAGGCGTTTACTGTAATTGCATTGGGAAACTTAAGACTTGGATCCGACATTAACGGTTACCAAAGATCCTGTGTCCATGAATCTTTGCATCACGCATCCAATTATTACTTATGCGTTTGCCTTCTTTAAGCATACGGTACTGCTGATATATTTCGCTATCGTTGTTGTATAGGTCAGCCTCGTTATAAGGGTGTCCAAACGTCTTACAAAAACGTAGGAAATCGTCTAAATCGTCAAATACTTTTGAAACTTGTGGTTTCATTTTAATTTTAGTCCTTGTTATAAAAAGTTATACTACCGTTTTCGCCGTCTTCACTAACTTCAATTTCAACATTACGGCCAGGATAACGTTCCTGTATCTGCAAATATAAGTCATCACTAATCATTTCGCATGACTTATAATCAAGTTCTAGTGTACGCTGATCATATAATTTTGTCAACCACCTTTTAAACTGAATAAATTCAATATCTCTATCATCATGGAATACTTCAATAGCAACTTTGAAGTGGAATATATGACGGTGTGGATAACCCAGGAAACTTACATCATATTCGTCACCGGTTGCTAGTTTAGGATCTTCCAGTGCAGCAGGATACTTGTGTATACCTTCCTTTTGAAATGTAACCCAAATCATTTTTTTAGATGTGCGTAGTCGTTGCTTTAAACCCTCTTCACGCAACATACGCAACATATATTGGTCGTTGGTTTCTCTTTCAGCCATTAATCTTCGTCCCTTGAGTAAACATTAGCATAATAACCTTTTCCGTTGGAATCACCACCAACATTGTCAACCTCTTGTCCTGCATAATCAGTTAATTGTAATATTATATCCTCATTTGGCGTCATTGTCAAGGAAAAACCTAGTTTACTAATATTTAGATCTTCACCATCAGTTTTTATATAATATTCACCAAAACAGCCCTTTTCTACGCTTGTGCCGTGAAAAGTATACTCAGCGTCGTAGATTGCGTCTTCTTGATTGTCGGGCTCTGGAAGTTGTATATAGTACTCATCAACAAACCGCTGCCAATCCATGTTGGCTATAACAGTGTCAATGATTCTGCTACCATAGTCATCGTCTTCCAATTCATCAATTGTTACCTGTGCTGTAGAAACATTAACACCATTTTCATGTAAGATGTCATCTAGTTCATACCACTGACCTAGCCACCTTGGATCAGTGTCATCATATACAGGATTATCATCGCCAGCATCCCAAGGATCCCAAAAAGCATGAGAGATTAGATATTCTTCATCAATATCCTTCCAAAATTCATACTGCTCTTTAGTAATTGAGCCTACTACCTGTTCGCCACCATAGCCCCACAAGTAAACTCTAAAATACCTTTCAGCCATTACTGCCTCTTAGAACTGCTATCTCATCCTTGACTGATAGTTTCTTTTTCTTTAAATCTAACAACTTTAATTTTGTTTCTTCTCTGCGATCAGATTGTCTTGATTTTTCTAACTCTTCGCAGGCTGTTGCTAATCTACTATGTTGTTCTTCTAGTATAGCAATACGATCTTTAATTTCCATTGTTACACTTTCTATAATTCGTAATTTATTCTCTTACTAGCATTCATTAAGTTATAATCAGATTGGTAAAAGGTATCCAAACTATCAAATAATGAATGTTTGTTTTGATGCATGTTTTGTAGTATACGGTTTATTTCTTTTTTAACCGGATCATTACTACTGGGATTGACAGGATCTCGCCAGAAATGACAATCACTTTGGTATCCATTATTTTTAAACCATGTGTCTACTGTAGAAAAAAAGACTTGAGGTTGCCTATCACTATCCATAAAAATGTACTCTAGATTCCTACTATCAGGAATGAATGTACACTGCAATTCAGTATGATTATCAAACACTGGTGAACGCTGGACAACCTCTATGAATGCGGGATTATCTAACATGTTTACCATCTCTGGCATATCCATAAAACACTCAGCAAATCCACTGATCCATCTCTTTACAGGATTGCGTAAAATTGCAAATTTACGGATATTACTGTTTAGTAGACTTGAAGTAATACTAGAATCTGGTTCTCGCCAACCATTATCCTGTAACATCTTTTGCATAAAACTACTAGCATTTTTGGGTATATTAATCCAGATACAATTTAGTTCTGGATTAATTAACACCGGTAGTAGTTTTACATCAAAATGCATTACTTGGTCTGAGCAGGAAGTAGGTAGTTGTAAACACCAAGACCACTATCAACTGTAATCTGGCTAACGCCATCATCGCTTATCTTGTAGCTGATGTCGCCACTTAGGCTTAGAATCTTGCTAATGCTATCCACTGGCCAACTCCAGGCTTTGCTAAGGCTGCCACCAACATCAGGTTGGAACACAAACTCACCAGCATGGGTGCTAGCATCGCCAAATGCAAATGTTAAATCTTTGCCAGTTGTTCTTGCAGTGAACACGCTTTGCTCACTGTTAGCACTAATCATCATCTTAAGGCGTTGGATGCCTGCGATGCTGGGTTGGAAATTTACACCCCAATTTACCGGTTTCATTGTAACACTTTTGAGCTTATCGTTTACAATGTCGCTGCTCATAAATCTGTATGTGTTCTGGAAGTCACCAGCCTTGTTCTCAAAATGAACACCTACTGGTACTGTTTCGCCGTTACGCTCTTGCGTATTGATAGTAATCTTTGCATCATCTGCATATTCAGGAATGCGTAGTATAATGCCCAGTTTGTCTAGGTTGGGCATACCAAATGTGCCAATAAAATCAGCAACTGGCGTATGGAACTCGCCCTGTAAAATTACACTACGGTCTTCTGCAAGTCCTTCAATACTTGTCTTTGAATCGTCTCCGGTAATCTTTACTAGATCAATAATACCCAAACTATGTGTATGCTTAACAATATCTAATAGATAATCTTTCATAGATAAATCCTTTGCTTATAATATGATTATTATACTTGGTTAAAGGGGTTGAGTCAAACTTTTTCTTCAACAAATTCTATAGCAGGAGCATTCATTTTTTGGCTTGTAAGTGTTCCTGGCTTTTGTAATAACATATAACTCCAGACACCATCGTTTGTGTTGCCTGCTTCTAATATGTCATATCCTATGCCATAGTGTAAACCTTCTATTAAACTTTTGGTAGCCAAACATCTTGCATCGTTGCCAAGCATTTCTAAACTGTAACGCTGCTCGCAGTCGTTATAGGTAATTAAAAATTTGCCACCTGGCTTTAATTTATTAAAAGTAGCCATACTAATATCTTTTATATTGTCCACAGGCAAATACTCATACAAATTTATACATGTAGAAAATCCTATACCATTATCTGGTAACTGTGCTACATCGGTATAGCATCTTAATCGTCTATTGCTGTAAAACTCATTAAATTTACTTTTTATTACTTGTTCTACTTGTTTATTAGCAACTATACAGTATTGGGGATCTGCTGCATTCATTATAGTGCTAAAATATCCATCGCCTGGATTGATTTCCAAACTACCATGTTGCCAAATAGCACTATGGTTATGTATATAACCCATTAACTTATCTTTAATTTCGTTAGTAAGCCAACTATTTCGTATTATGAAGTCTTCATCTTCAACAACCTGCTTTTCTACTCTTTGATAGTCTCTTTGAATTATTCTTTTTTCTTTTCCAACTAAAAGATTATGGATTTCTTGAGTTAAATCTTGGATTGCAGAATTTAAATTATTCTGAGCAGTTGCTAACTCTTGCACTCTTTGAAGTATAGCATTATGCTTATCAGTATTTTTCCACCTTGGTAACTGAGACTTGATAGTTTGTTCAATAATTTCCAATTGCCCGGTAATATCAACAGGCAACAGCGCAATTCTTCTTTTATATTCGTCTAGTAAACTATGATTTTTAAGAAGCCGGCTCATGCATATATTTATATACGCATATTACTCAAATGAGAATAAACTGTCAAAAGTATTTTTAGTTTGTGTCTTTTCTTTAAGATTCCAGTTTAGTTCACTGAGAAGGTTATCGATCTTCTGGTCCACGATAGCATCTTCCATTGCGCCATCATCAAAGGGCAGTTCCTTGAACCATTTAGGAAGTGTGGTTTCGTCTGTGGGATAGCCCACGCTTGTGTAGCCCAGTGGATTGTCTTTAAGTTTGCATACAATGGTCTTCATTCCATCAACAATTTGTTGACTGTAGTTATCATTGTGTAGTGCCCGTAAGTAGTTCCAGTTCATTGCTGCTCTAACATGCCCGGGCATATTAGCCTTGCCCTCTGCTCGTTCTCGTGCAGTGTACATAGTTAGGTTGTTTACACGCTTGGGTGTACCCTTTTCCCAGCCTGGCTTGTCCTTGAACTGATACTTGAAGTCTTTAATACGCTCTACGACATGTTCGCTATCTTTACCTGTAAGCACATCCAGTAGCAGTTCACTTAAAAAGTCCTGCATGTATTTGGGTGTGTCGCTGCGCTTGAGATCCAATCCCATTGCTTTTACTTTACCGGGCTTGCCATCTGTATCACTGCGGTAACCTTCAGTATCAATTACAAGTGCAGCATAACGCTTCTTTGTAATAAACAAACCTTTAAGTGCTACAATTTCTCTTGCTGCTGCAACAATCTCGCCATAGCTTCTTGGACAATGGAATGCCCGTTCCATAAAACCAGCAAAGGTTTCGTTTACTGCTTCACCAAGTTGGTCATAGAGTGCGATGCATTCATCCTTTCCCCACTTCATCTTACCAGCGTCTACTTGCTCTTTAATAACTGGCCAAGCACTAAAGTACACACTATCTGTGTCACCATATATAACACAATCACCCAAGTGATCATACTTGTCAGTTAGCAGTTTGTTTACCTGTGCACTCATGTGCTTGGCAATACATCTGCCAGTAAGTGTAGTGGACTGTCCAATGCGATGGTCAAAGAAGCGGCAGTATGGATTAAGGATAGCACCATACAAACTGTTCAAGTTAATCTTCTTAACAAGTTGTCGCTTGTCCCAGAACGCTCGTTCTTCACCTTCAGCACCGCGCATCTTTGCTTGTAGTTCTTTACGCTCTGCGTACCAGCGTTCAAGCAATCCAGGAACAATGCCCTTCTTTTCATAGGTTAGGATAGTACCGTTTGCGCTTAGTATCCAGGGGTTGTTACTATCAAAAACTAGACGCCATACATCTGCTGCGCTAAGTGTGTCACTGTCACCACTTTCCCAGTCAATAGTAATTTCAGTGCCCACCTCCATGTTCATAACTGCTTGGTATTCTTTGCTACCAAACTCGCCGTCCCAAGCATCACTAAATGTGCCCTTCTGGGATAAGATTGTTTGTATGGCTTGGTTAGTTATGATAGGGCGCAGTTGTCCTACAATGGTTTCTGGTGCCATGTTTAGTGCCCTAATAACACTAGGATACAGACTGTTCAAGTCAATACTGCCTATCCAGTCATGTAGTCCTACTTTGGGCTTTGCAACATACGCACCTGCTGCTTTGTTATGTTCTTCGTCTGGCTTTTTCTTGTTGGGCACAACAAGCCCTTGCTCATGAGCGTGGTTAATAATTGCTTGTTCTGTAACAGCAACCGCGCCCATTGTAGTAGGTAGTAGCACTGTGTTTGCATGAGCAAGTTCGTTTGCTAGATCAATAAACTTTAACTTTTGATCCAGTTTGTACAGGAGCATAGTGTCCTGTCTGTTATAGTCAATAAATGTGTAAAAGTCCTGGTTGTATAGTTGGTCCAGTGTGCCCTCATATGCAACCTTACGCTCATTAAGTTCATACTCGCCAATGGCATCCAAACTGTAACTGTGCATTTCATGATAGGTGTACTTGCGATACAACTGCATGTAATCCAAGTGCTGTCTGCCGATAATATCGTATGTACTATCTTCTTTGCCAAAACGCTCAAATGTGCGTTGCTTGGGCAGTTGACCCCATAAACAAAAACGCCTAGTATCGTCCTTGCTCAGTACTCTAGTGATACGATTTACTGTGTAGGGAATATCATAACCCTCACTGTTCCAACCACTTAGGATATCCGCATCCTCTATGAGATCCAGGAATGCTTCTAGCAGCCTATCTTCTCTATCAAACAAGAACATGTTATCAAACTCTGCAACAGTTTCCTTTGCAGTTTCCATACTCATGCTCTTGGGAGGAATAGCAAGTGTGACTAGTTGTCCTAGCCAGTCCATGTACACTGTAATTGCTGTAATTGCGTTAAACGGATCATCCGGCGAACTGTAGCCACGTTCTGGGTCAAAGTCAACCTCAATATCAAAAAACGCTGTTTGTAGTTTAGGAGCATCAACGCCCAGATAGTTCTCTGCTAAACAACGAAATACTGGATTGATATCACTTTCCCAAAGGCCATGATTGCCGTGTATTTTAAGTTCCTTCTGGAACTCTTTACCGTTTCTGGTACTAAATCTGCTTACTCTGTTGCCATAGATAGTCTGATGCTTGCCACGTGGATCGTTGTAATAAAAGATGTAGTTGACAGGAAATTCACGATATTCTCTCCTGCCGTTTACACGTTCTACAACATTGATCCTGTCATGTTCTCTATCAAAATAAGCGTCAACGTACATTTACAATCCTATACAATTATTTAAAAAACAATCCTGCAAGATAAACTACTGTTATTCCGGCGTTGAGTACAACTAAACTGTACTCACGCCACAACCAACCTACTGTAGCCCATATAGCATTTGCTACAAGGAATACATATAAGTATACAGGAAAAACGTTAAAGGCTGCAAGAACTGATCCGCATAATATTGCAGCAGTTCCTAACCATGCCAGGGGCTGGTAAGGTTTGTTTTGGTTCACTGAAGTTTGCCGACCGTTGCTAGGATGTTTTCTAGAGATGCTAAATCTTCGCTATGTTTAGCAAAGTCTGACTTGTATGCTGTACGCACTGCTTTCTTAAGTACTGCTGGCTTAATCTGCATTTCTTCTGCAATTGCCTTTACAGTATCGTTTAAACCTTCTGTAAGATCATCTACTTCTTGTAATACAGTAAGACCTTCATTAATAAGTTGGGTAAGTTTTGCTTTTTCTTCGCTGTTAAAGACTCTATCTGAGCTCATTGACATCTCCTTATAATAGTGTAATTATACTACTCTAGTGCTAATGTGTCAACCGTTAGTGTTGCTCTACCCAGGATTTAAATGCTTTGTGTGCTTCAGTTGGTTTTACATATGGACTTAGGTCTAGACTTTCCACTTCTGTGTAGAAATCTTGAGGATAAAAGGTACCCTTGAATTCGTAACCACCTGTTCGTACTAACTTATAAATGCTATAATCAGCTTTGCGGTTGTCATCGTAATCATGATCAACTCTGCCTAAGGCATATGTTACATCATCCTTAACAGTTTTTGCTACAAGTGTAAAGTCACGGTTAGCAACATACTCCATGCCTGCACGTTCAACAATATCTATAATTCTTCTTAAGCTAGTCATTAGTCTGCTTTCATTCTTGAGTAAACTTGCCTTAGTGCACCATCAACATCTTTTTGGTCTAACATGTCTTTTGCTTTAGGAAATGTATTACCCAATTTGTTATAGGCTTGTAATACACGTTCAATATCACGATCACTAGCATCAATGTCTACTGTTCCTAGATTATTTGGGCCTGTATCAACTTTCTGGTTAGGTATCTGTTTTCTGATCTGGTCTCGTACAAAGCCTCCAACAAAAGGAGTTGTGCCAGCTTTTGCTATCTGACTTGGGGTGTAGCCACTAGGTACTGAGTCTAAACCTTGTTTCATCATTCCAGTAAATGGCTTTAATGCTTGATAACCTGGAGCAATTAGTGTGTTGAAAATTTCTTCATCTGTTACATCATCTGGGTCTTTACCAAATACATTTTGAGAAATTTGTCTACCTTCACCTGTCTTTGCTAGTGATCTAATTGCATCAACAACTGCTTGTATTTCTGCATCACCTTCCATTATAAAGATTTCGCCATCCTCTAATATCATAAAGTGAAAGTCTGGCTGTACGCCTTTTTCTAAATTTTCGATTAGTTTTAATCTGTCAATAAGGTCTCTCATAGCAATTCCCGCAAATATATGATATTTATCTAGTGTTCTCGTATTGTAACAACAAGGTCAGATGTGCCTTTTATTACTCTGTGATAGGTGTTTTTGGGTATATTAAAACTATCACCAGGCTTTAATGTTACTGGAAGTTCATTATCCATTTGTAGTTTCCAGTCAGTACCTTCAACTATAGTAATGCTACGGTCACGCCTGTCTCTGTGCCAGACAAGTTCGTCACTGTCAACGCTAGGGGAAAATTTTCTTGTAATTACATTGTCTTTGCGGGACTCTGTATAAGGGCTCACCACCAAGCTCCGCCTTTAACACCAAGTGCTTTATAGCGTGGTGTGCGGCAACTCCAGTATCTTGCAGTAAGTTTGTCATTGGCTTGCATACATTTATGTCGTGCAACAAAACTACGAACTGCGCCGCGGTTTTTGGCCTTTACACTTAGGCCCGTTGTGTCACCCCAACTAATTTTTTTAACACGATCAGTCTTTGGGTTCTTTACATATACATAGAACTTTTTGCTTCCGCCACGCTTTGGAGAATTAAGTTTAACTTGCTTGCCCTGATATTCTGCTTCATCAAGTTCAACTTCTTCTTCAATAGGAACATCAAGAGGAACACGTTCACCTTCAATAACAACACATTCGCCAATATCTGTATCAAGTAGTTCCTGATCCTGCCAATCTAACTCTAGAGTATCACGCATTTCTCTTAGGGTGTTATAGAACTCTGTAAACGCTTTACTACCTGGACGAAACATGCATTCGCTAAAAGGAACGCCTCTTGCAATATGTTCTTTAATTGCTAATTCTACTGGTGTAGGTTTATGTGTTAACTCGGAAAATCTCATTTGTACTCTCTCGTTGCTGGGCCAATATATCCTTTTTCTTTAAGGCAAAAATTTGATCTCCAATATAAACTTCAGGACAAAATTTACATTGTGGTATAGGGTTTTTTATATTTTCTATAAACAGTTTTTGTGTTTCTAAATCGTCATCCACTGATAATGAATTTACATTATTAATTAATTCTCTATCTTTAGAATCTAGTTCTAAACCTATCTGTTCGTCAAACTCTGAAAACAGCGCACTGGCGCCGCATTTGTATAATTTGCCATATGCAAAATGATGACATTCTGAACTGTGGCAAATACTATGCGCTTTATCTGGATCACTGTTATGCAAAGTTAACTTTCCTTGATCGTTAGGAATGATTGCTCCCTGATGAAACCACCAATTATATTCTACTCTAACTTTTACATCATTAGAATCGGTGATATACAACTTTTGCTGATATTTATTAGAATTATCGTGTTCTATTTTAAGCGGCCCAGCAAGGAATTCTTCTAAAATATTCATTATTTCCCGCTTGTGCATTTTATTATGAATACCAACTGACATTTGAATTTTAGGACGACTTTTTAATACATCGTACAAGCCTTTGACTTTATTAAGTCTAAAACCATTTGTAGTTAACCTACATGTTGATTTGGGCCATAAGTCAGTTGTTCCAATTAACCAATCCATAAAATTAGGATTTAGTAATGGTTCTCCGCCCAAAATCCCAAAATTGCCTAGGTGTAAAACTTTAGCCCATTTAGTATAAGTGTCTTTTAAATCTGACCAACGTTGATGCCCTTTAAAATTAAAACTGTTAAACCTGTTACAGCCTGGACATGACAAATTACATACGTTGGTTAAATAAAACTCAGCGTAATTTAAAAATAGCATAGTTTATTTCTACTTTGTAGCGACGTTTTTTGCTTTGCCGCGTCTGTTTTTATCGGGATCTTCCCTGCGTTTACGACTTGCTGCCGTCTTGCGCCCTTTTTTACCTAATGCGTGTGCTTTCTTTTGTGGCAAACATTTAGGCTTACCTTCGCTTTCACTACCTCTAGCACAATCTCCACGTATCTTACCGTCAGGACCAAAGCGAACCCATTTCTCTTTGAACCATTTTCGTAGATCCTCTTGTACTACTTCTGTAATAAGCATTACTTTTTACTCTTGTTTCCCCAGTTGGCAGCACCCACTTTGCGACACTTTACTAGAGCACCACTAGCATATGCACTGGGCCATACTTTGTAACGAGCTTTAACTTTACGATAGCAAGCATCCTTTTCACCTGCTGCTTCGTCAAATTCTGCTTCAGTCAATGCTTTAGGTTGAAACTCTTTTGCTCGCATTATCTTACTCTTAAACCAGCGTTCCTCATTAATGCATTTACAGCATCCATGCCTGATTTGGCAACAGCATTAACTTGTGAACGTCCTTGTTTAGCAACAGCATCAACCTGAGATTGGCCTTGGTTATCATCTGCATCTGCTTTCGGAGCAGGTGTAGGTGCTGCTGGTGTAGGTGCAGGCTCAGCCTTTTTAGGTTGTGAACTTATAAAAGGAGATTGCACACTTGCGTTACCTCTTCTGGCAGCACCATATTGTGTCATATCCTGAGTATTGGCTGCTTTGTTTGCTTGTAGTTCTTTGTCGTAATCTGGATTAATTTGTCCTGTGCCTGCTTCATAACCTGTTGCTAGGTTTATCATAGCCTGTGCATTTCTTAGTCCTAAACTTTGTGCATACTTTTCTCTGGCAGCAGCTAATTCTGTATCAGACAGACCTTGTACAGCTCTTTCGAAATCAGGGCGTTCTCGTTCCATACGAGCTAATATTTCTGCTCGTTTCTTTTCATTAGCAGCAGCATCGCTACCCATACTTTTTGCCCATCTACTAGGTTCACTTCCTGTAACACGGGTACCAGGAGCAACTCTAGTGAGTGGTGCAACTCTGGTTAACGGGGCAACTTTTGTTTGTTCGTTGGTAAACTCAAATGCTCTCATAATTTTTTCTCTACTTCTTTTGGTCGTCTAATTTTACTGCATACATATGTGCTGCGTCAAGAGCCTCTGCGGCCAATTGGAGAGCTTCGTATGCCTTTGCAATGTGAGTTGTATCGCCACCTTCACGTTCTACCATGCGTTGTAATACGCCACCTTCTTTTGTAGCTTCTAGTTGACGCTTTAAACTGTCAGCTAGTACACCTATGCTTCCTGATAAAATAGTTGCAGTTGTGTGGGCTTCGTGAACAGCAGTGTTTACTGATTCAAGGTCATTACCCTGACCAACTTCGCTTTTCATAAACTCTCTAAAACGATTGCTGATATCGCTAGTAACATCTTCTTTTGCTTGAGCTTCTTCAGCAACGATTTCAGATTCAATTTCACTAAACTTGCGTAGGATTTTTGCTGTTGACTTCACATCACTAGATGTTCGTGCTACAGGCTGTTCTACACTTTCATTAATTGTAGTAACTTCTGCTCTGTCACTAATCTCGTTTAGTTTTTTAACTAGGCTTGTAAAGTCGTTCATCTTTTTCCCCAATCGCTGAATTTTCTAGTTGCTCTACCTAAGTCTGTAGATTCGTTTCTACGCTTTTTTGCATCTTCTTCTTCTGCTGACTTTGTAATTACGTCTACTGCATCGTCCATTGATTTTCTCTGTGCATCAGTGTATGACGCTGCCTTTGGTTCTGGACGCTTTGGTGGCAATGGAACTTTATCTTCTTCAATTTCATCATCAGCGGCAAGATCATAAGCCATCTGTGCCATAACTTCATCAGTGTCTGAACCTTCTGGAGCTTGGTTAAGTGGACTCATTTCATAGTCTAAATTGTGATAAACGCTGCTTAAATAATCAGCAGCCTTTGTAATCTTTGCTTGCTGCCAGCCCTGGATGCCTTCCATTTCGCTAACATTTTTCATCATGTCATGTAGTTTAATAGCATACTTTGCAATCTTGAAAAGATCTGCACGAGCCATCTGAACTTCATGATCTGCTTCACAGGCATGTGCCATGTCGCCTAGCATGCCTTCATTTAAGATTTTATCAAGTTTGTTAAGTATGTCTTTCATGTTTTTTCCTAGTTATATTTGTACCGGCGTTGGATTCTTAACATATCGTTCGCCTTTTATATTTGTTTGGTATCTTCTACCACGCCAAGTAAATATGCCGCCGGCGCCGCCATGTGCTTTACGGGCTCTTTTAAATGCGTTGCCAAAACTCAAGTCGTCTAAACTATCTTGTTTCGCTGCTTGTCTTTTTTCTGATCTTTTTGCAATACGGGCTGCTTCTTTATCATCTGGCCCAGTATCGTCAGACTGATTTGATTTGTCAGTTCTACTTCTACCTAAATTAGTTTGTAAGTTAGGTCCTTTGCCTGATGGTTTTGCTGGAGTACCAGCAGCATCAGCACCAGTCATACCGCCTGGATCTGCATCACCACCCCTTGATGGAGTACCAGCGGCAGTAGCACCAGTCATACCAGCTGGATCTGCATCACCACCTGATGGTTTTTTGCCGCTCATATATGGTACAAAATCTGGATCGTCCTTTCTTAAGTACCATGGCAATTTGTCATTAGGAGTATTTGGATAATCTACTCTTAGTTGAGATTTTTTAAATGCAGCCCATTCTTTATCTGATAATTCTTGGTATTGAGGAGGTCTGTCGTCTTTGTAGGGTTTACGCTGCCCAAAATCTATACGACCATCTGGGCCTACTGTATATTTTGTGTTTACTTTCATCCAAGGTTGCTCAAAGTCGCCTGGTGATCCTGAAAAATTCGGATCTAAATGCCATGTTGTTTCGTCTTTATATACATTACCATCATCTGGATCCCAAGGATCCATTGCGTCGCCTGGTTTGGCACGGCGCATAAGCATAGATGCTTGTCTTTTTTCTAAATCTTGTTTATATTCGTCGTATGCTTGCTGGCTTCCGAGACCACCAAATTTTTCAGGCTCTCTTTTAGATTGTGCTGGCTTTTTGTCGCCAAATGCTTTTTTGTATTCTTTATCAAATGCTGCATTAAATTCTTTTTCAGCGTCAGTTTCTTCCGCTAACTTTTTAAGACTAGAAACCGCGTCTTCTTTTGTAATAAGCCCTCTACAGTAGTCAAGTTTAATTTGCTCTGGAGTTTTGCTCTCTTTAACAACTGGTTTAAAATCGCGGAATCTCATAGTTGTACCTTTAAAAGATTATATATGTATTTATGCTACAAAGCACCTAATGGCTTTGAAGTGTTTCTCTTAATAGCACCGCCACTAAACAAATTAGCATCCATATCCAGAGCATTATCAGTAGGTTTTTGCATTTTTGGTTTGCCTTTGCCTCTAGCAACTGTAGGGTTTGCCACAGTGGCAATATTGCCGCTGCTTGTAGCACCTGCGCTTGCTGTTTCTAATAATTCGTCTATTCTCATATCTGAAATACTCCTTGGTTGTGAGCTATTTGTTTGTCATCTAACCACATCGTGCCTATATTAAACTTATGACCTATTCCTTGAATTTCAAGTTTATTTTCACCACCGGGCAAAGTTAAGTAACACATAAAATTGTAATGTCCTACTTCGCCTGGTGGTACAACATAATCACGTTCAGTCATTAGCTCGCCATTAACAAATACCCTGTAAGCAGGGGTGTTACTATAGTCTTCTGTTAATATCTCACACTCTAGTTTCATTATTCTTTCCGCATATTGAAAGCAAAACTTACTTGACGACCTAGCTGTATGCCACGCTTGCGTTCAGCTTTATTACCACTGGTACGCATCTTGTTTGCCTTTGCTCTTAGTCGTCTTAGTTCACTTTTACTTAATTTATTGCCTACTCCTTTGCCCAGATACTGACTTGCTTTACGCTTTAGACTGCCTGGTCTACTACCTGGTTTGGCACGACCTTTAAAATCTTCAATGAGTTGTTCAAGTTCTTCAAGACACTGTTGTAGTTTGTTTTCATATAGTTTCTCCTCATTTAGAATTTTTTCTTTTAGGTTTAGGGTTTCCATAGCTATGCCTCCCCGGTGTGGATTTTTTAACTTTCAGAGCTCTGTGTGGCGCAATAGTTACCGTAAGTCCACTACTTAATGGTACTCCTATGCTTGCTCTTTCTTCTAGATGTTCGTAGAGTTTGGGATTGTCCTCACCATATTTACGAAGTAATACTCCAGCGATAGCATTGGCTTGATTTTCATGTGCGCTTCCATCGCTTCCATCTAGGTCTGGTGTAATTAGTCTCTGGCCATGGTGCACTAGCTCGTGTGCTAGGGTTCTCAAGACATCCATAATATGTCTGTCGCCAGTGCGTATACTAATGTCTTTCTTTAGCGTATTGTATTGGCCAAATGTTGTGTCGTCAATTTTGTCTTTAATAATAATTTTGGGCACTGTAGGCAATTTTAGTTGGTCTTTGCAGAATCGTACAAAGTGTATTATTACATCTTTTTCTTTGGACATCAAACAAACCTTTCTATTTCTGGTTGTAAGACTTTTGCTATCTCTACGTGCCCCAATTTAGTAGGATGAAAACTAATTGGATTTAATAACTTTTTCTTTACACCCATATTTATTTTTTTATTGTCATCTTTCCACTCAGATAAATGATATGCTATGTCCTTTACAAAACTATTATTATTTTTTAATATTAAGGATAATATGTCTCTTGATTTGTTATCATACTGTAAAAAATTTTTTAGTTCGAACCACTCTGCCCTTGGATCAACAAATTTTTTAAAACTTTTTTTATAATCATGGTGATTAAACAAATCATACCATAAAAATTTTATGTTACTACTTTCGAAAAAACTATTAAAAAGTTTAATCTCTAGCGAAAGTTCATATATTGCTGCATCCACGTCCCAGGAAAATTTTCCTAATATGTGTTCCAACAGATGTCTAAAAGTAGTAGATTTTTGCATATCTCGTAAATGTAATTTTTCAGATATAACAATTTGTTTTAAAGTTTCTAAATCAATATTGTCTAGGTTAAGATTATTATAATCTTCCCACGAAGGCCAGTTAGGACGTTTTATAAGGTCATAATTTTTTTTCGTTATGCTTTTAGCAAGTGGGTCAAATTTATCAAAAAATGTATTGTAAAGGACGTTTAGGAATGTTTTGTCCTCTACAGAATAAAACTCATTTCTGGCAGTTGAGGTAATACCCCATAAAACAATAATGTTATCGTAACTATCTTTGTGGTCTATAAATTGTTGAGAGAAAAAATATTGTTTTGCCTCTCTAAATTGCATTTGATTGCTACTGCCACCTAAGGAAAAATTCTTAGTATCAATATTTAAATTTTTTTTAATTAAACCTCTAAAACTGTATTCATCACATAGTTCAGGATTCCACGCATTCAGCTGATAATCTTCCCGGGACATGCCTTCTTCATAATTAACGCCAACGCCGTAGACCCAACTACAACCAAATGTAATTAACAATGTTTTTTTCATTGATGGTCTCTTTTTTTAATTTGGATAGCGAACCATTATTTCTCTAAAATCAAAAGTCTTGTTGCGTCCCTTGTTGGGCACAAAACCAAAACGCTTGTAGAACTTTATTAGTCTACTCTTTGTGCCACCAAATGCAGTATCAGGTGTTAGTGCAATAAGTTTTCCTTCCTGATCAGCCATGTCAACAATTCGTTGCATTACTTTGCTGCCAGTGCCTTCGTTGCGTTCACCTACTGGAAGAACAATCTTGCTCAATATGTAACCTGATCGTGTCGTATACAAATCTAAGTCTAATCCAGGAAATTCTGCTTCTAGGTCTTGAGCAAAGTCCTCACTTACAAATGCTTTTTCAGCATGTGCTTTAGCACTTGGGCCCTGTGGATGAACAGGGTTGATGCTTACTAGTTCGCCATTCATTAAGTCGCTAATGCTTGCTGCCTTACCAATCTTGTCAAGCAATTGGTGCAGTTGATCATTGGGATCGTATCCATCACCCTCGTAATCTGGTTTGCCACGCACTTCGGTGCGCTTGCCTGTTCTGCTATGTGTAATGTGTAATACTAGCAGATCATCGTCACGCTCTAGTTGTAGTAGGTAACTGCCTTCTTTGCCTTCCGCCAATCCAATATTGAATAATGTATTTGGGTCGCTGTTCTTACGAGCCTTTTTGTGTAGTTCAGGTGGCTTGCCGCTACCCAAACCTAACTTTTTAACATTAGCAAACTCGCTGCCAATAGGAGCGTCTTTGGTTGCATTTTGTTTGGTAATCTTGCCTACGCCTGCTTCTCTAACCACTCGTTGTTGGTTGCGTTTCATTCTGCTTACAACATCTCTGGCATAATTTATTGCATTTCGGTTAGTTAAGGCCTTGGGTCCGCCATTAAACATAGCGATAGCTTCCGCATCATTTTTAGCACCGTATTTGTCTTTTGCTAATTGTAAATACATAGCAGCCATACGAGCATTGGTCTCAGGATCCATTCTATCACTGTCAGTATAATCTGTTTTATACCAGTCATTGATGTCTTTTACTGCAATATTTTGTAACTGGAATAACCCATGTGACTTGCCCTTGTCGCCAATTGCGCCAGTATTATAAGAAGATTCTTTGTCTGCCATTGCTTGCATAACACGAGGATCTATACCCTTTTCTTTAGCAATGTTGTCAATCATGTCTTTTGTATCTGCTTGTGTAAAGGGTACTACTTTTCTATACTGTCTCTTTGCCCAGTTAGCAACATCACGCCCAACACCTTCTTCTAGACTGTGGCCGCCTTCCATGATTGCTAGTTCCAGGTCGCTGTATTGGTTCTCTAATACTTCGTTATAATAATCCTCATCTGGCACATCATCACGCCATGTGATATATTTAGGATCTACTACTACCACTCTTACTTTTTTAGCACCAGCTAATTTACTAGCAAAGTATCTATGATGCCCATCTAGTATCAACCATTTGCCTTCATGTTTGCTGATAACAATAGGATCTATCTTTTCGCCTGCTTGAATCCTTTTAGCAATAGCCTGCATATTAGCAGCAGACTTGGGATCCTGCATCTTATCTTCTGGTTCATAAGGGACGAGCTTGTCTATGTCTATTACTTTAACAGGCTGTTTATTCCAATAGTCAGTGTCTACATCTGCACCAAACCAGTCTGGGTTAGTCCACATTGTGACCTCAGGTCCGCTCTCTTCTTTAACTTGATACGTTCTCTTTGGTGCGGTTAAAAGAAATGATACTGATCTGCCTTTATCTGTTACGTCAAGTGTATAACCAATCTGGCTAGCAAGTTGTTTAGCAAATCTTGAATATAATACATGTCTGCGTTCGCTGTCGTTAGGATCTTTTGATGCACTAAAGTATATGCTATCAACAAATCGTTGATCTATTTTTTTCCACCACTGCTTAATTGCTTCTATAACAGTAGCGAAAATCCTAAACTCATCTCCTTTCCCTGATGCTTTGGTTCTGCCGCCTAGTGTAAATTCAATAGCAAAATTGCCCTGTGTTGGTTGATCAAAGTCCACATTTAACCAGCTAAAATCGCCACCTTGAAAAGGAATTTTTGCCCAAGCACTATACTCATTGGGTGCTTCGACTTGCCATTCCAGTGGATAAGGACTATCAAATGCTTCATTTATGTCTTCGTTCTTTTTGCGACCCTGACAATGAGCTCGTTGGCTAAATCCTTTTGGATTGTTGCAGTTTATGCTACGCTTGTACTTTTCGCTCCAGGCTTCTGTAGCCAACTTTATGTTTGCTAGAACTTTGCGTTTAACTTCTTCGTTTAGTGGACGTTCTAGGTCTAGTTGCCAGATACGATTTATAATATTGGTTAGTTTAGCATAGTCTTCTAACATTAAACTTTCTGCAAGTTTGCTGCTTAGTATTTGGTAAACTCTATCATTATACGCACCATACAAATCATTGACCATTGTCTTTTGAGTTTCGGGATCAGCATTTGCAAAGTTGCGGCGTAGCTCTGTAGCACTACGCATGGGTTCGCCTGCTACAGTAAAATCTAGTGTAGGCACTGTAGTAATATAACCATGCTTGTCAAAGGACTGCATTTGTTTTGCGTTTGGCGCCATAGGCTGGAAATAACTTGGGGACCCGTCTTTCTTATTAGCAAAACTAAATCTAGGATCTTCAGCCATATCCTTTTCGCTAACAGCAAACACAACTGCGGTTGTTGCTGGGTCGTATGCTTGTAGTATTTCTTGTGCTTGATAAGGATTTTTAGTTTGGACAATAGCACTGGGCGGAATACCAGCAGCAATCATCATTTCTCGCTTTTCAGCAAAACTAAAAGGACTGCGTGGCGGGTCTACTTTATCACTTGTAGCAATGAAAACAGTGTCGAACTTGTTGCGAAGATAGTTGTAGACGCTGGCGTGACCCTTATGGAAAGGGTGAAATCTGCCAGGATATATGGCTACAACCTGCTGAACTGCTTCATTTATTTTCATACATGTATTTATTTGTTACAAATTTTCTAATAACCAGATGTAAAATGGTGTTGTAAAATCAAGTGTCCAACGTCCATTCCAACTAAGTTGCATATCTTCTCTACGAGGATTAGGAAACTCTTCTCTATCCTGATCTAAATACCAGGGCTCGTATATTTCTTGATATGAGTGCATATATGGGAGGTGTTCAAGTTCAATACCATCCATGGATAAATTTTGTACTGTAACAGAAGTAGCCTTTTCAGGCAGGCCATCTGGACCTAAAATAACATCTTTTCTGAAATCTCTATTATAATAATCTACTATTAGTTTATTCTGAGTGTCATCTTCAAGATCGGCATTGAATACTATTTCTTTTGTACCTTGCACAACATCATCAAAGTATAATGTTTCATTTACTAGAACTCTGCATCTGGGCCAGCGATTATCAAAACCTACACCAGTTAATTCAAGTTTAACTTCAACTGATTCCATATTCTTTCCTAAATGCTTCCATATCTGGCATAAACCTATGGTACCCTACATGTCCTAGTTCTATACTAGTATCTGCCCAGATCTTGCCGCCCATGCTGCGCCAATTATAACAAAAACTCCAGTCTTCTGTTAAGTATCTACCTTTAGGATCTATAGTGCAGTTAAAGAAATCATACTGATAATCGCTAAACTCACTGCCAAGCCCTATGTTATCTGTATATTTTGGTGCACCATTTTCTATCATTTGCTCAAATACTGTGCGCTTAATAAGCATAAAACCTGTGCCAATAGTGCCTACTTCTAGTAGGTCACCTTCACGCTCTGCATCGGGTATTGTATTAACCACTAAACGAGGAGGAATTATTTTTTGAGGATATAGACCCCCAATTATGTCTTTGTCTGCACTTGCAAGTTTAACAACTTGTTCAGGTCGCCATTTTATGTCAGCATCAACGAACATAAGATGACTACCACTGCCTGCTAAAAATTTAGCGACACAACTATTGCGGGCACGATTTACATTACTTTCGTTACTAAGTGTATCTATTTTAGATGGTATGTCGTGTTGTACAGCCATCACGGTCCATTGGATATATCCTTGGAATGTGACTTCGCTAATTTGTCCCCCATAGCAAGGCGTAAAAAAATGTATCATGTATAATCCAATCTTTTAAGTAAGCCTTGAATTCTGCCTACTTTGGGGGCAAGAAAATGTCTTTGGTTATGCTCAATAATTGGTCTAGCAACCGTTAAAATTTTTACATGGTCTTCGTGAGATCTATCATTTAAACTGTAAACGATGTTTATAATTTCATCCATACGCCTAAAGGGATCCTCCATTTTATCGTAACTTTCATTCACTATACTGTCAAATGTCTGATAACCAAGTTTTCTTAATAGCAGCATACTCCGTGGATTGCCAGCTATTACGAAAGGTTGTAAGTTTAATATACACTTAAATGTCTTTTCTGTCAAGAACACTGTATCTTGATGAAAGTGTGTTTCTGCCACTAGCTGCCAGTAACTGTCAGTAAAATGAGGTTTATGTATAATTTTGTGATCATTGTGTTCTGTTAAACTCAAGTCATCACATGTATAGGGTATTCTTAATCCAAATGCAGAATACACACTATTAAATATTTCACTGTTTAAATTACGACTCCAATTTTCTGGCGAGTCTTCTTCTACGCTACTTGTTTCATACTGATATCCAGTATAACTAAATTGTGCATCCTTTAAGCAACCCAATGCTTGCAACCTACTTGCTAATACTCTGCGCCATACTTTATCTGCACGGTTTAGGTATGTAAATTTGTAGGGTTTAGTTTCTAGTTGTACTTGTTGTACCCAATCCTTATTTCTAATGTGCAGGTATCTATAATAAAGTTCGTCGTCCGGGAAATAAAAATAAGGATATTTCCCACCTATCCTAGCATTTGCAGTAATAAAAACAACATTTTCTAAACTTACTGAATGCCGGGTCATCATTGTTTTTATGGCATACTCTATACCACTAGCGTGAATGTCATCACCTTCACTGTAATAAAACAAAAACTTAAATCTGCCCTGCTGTAATTTTGCAAGGCTTTGTGGATCCATTAGGCTAAAGTAATCTATTTCAGGATCAAAAAAGTTTAGATTTACGGGATAGTAAGCAGGCCCTTCCCAGATTTCACTGTTAACAAGAGCACATTTAAATGGTACTCTATCTAGTATGCAGTATTTTAAAAATCTAAACTCGTAACTGTAGGGCTCTTTAATACACAGATCATACCAGGCATCAGTACCTGGCTGAAGTGTATTATCTTTTACAAGATTTGGCAAATAGCCATACTGATTACGGTTATCAAATAACCATGTTATCATGTTATGCCCTAGTGTGCTAGGTAAATGTTGTTTATAGTTCCTGCTGTAAATGAACTTACAGCAATTCTGATCCAGGTATAGTTGCCAGTAAAGTTAGTAAAGTAACTGTTGGTTACTGTTGTACTTCCATCACTTGTAACTACACTACTAATGTCTACCCAGTCTGTGCTAGCGGGGTCTGTTGCGAGTGTTGCCTGAATTTTTACTGTTCCAATCAATCCTGTTACTCGTGTCTGGATAGTATGAACACCGTCTGCGAAACCATAGTAACCATCTCCCTTAACTTTGTCGCTGTTAAAGGAACTGCTGCTACCATCATAATTTCCTGTAGCAGTGCCAAATGTTGTTGTTGGTAATAGTGTTACTGTGGTTGTTGCTGTCATTATTCTTTAATCACTTCTACAAGTTTATCAGGACCTGCTAGTTCTTGAATTACTGCTTCTAAACTGGCTGTCATATCATCATCAAGCATAGTTACAATTTCTTCATTGTCTCTACAGAGTTTACTAATCTTGATAACAACCATTTCTTCATTGAGTTTGGCCATAGGTATACTCCTTATAGGAGTATTTATGCGTTAAGTTTAGGCTTTCTGCCGCGTTTTTTGTATACTTTTGCAGTACCATCAGGCTTAATGTCATAACTTTTAGCAAACCGTTCTGGTTCCATACCTTCAATATCAATTATGTTATCTGCACTCATTCGTGGATCCCAGTGAATGTTTTTTACACTCATAAACACACCAGTATGGAAACCACGAGTTGGTACTCGTGCCTTAACTACAGTCTCTGTAGTAACAAGTTTACGCTCTACAAGGGTATTCAATAGATTTTTATTCATCTGTGCTTTCCTTTTTGTATAGGGTTTCTTGCTGTACATGCTCGCCAAATGTGAACACAAATAAGTTTTTTACATCCTCATCATTAAATCGCCAGGTTGTACTTAGCCAAGTTTTAGTACGGGTTACTTTTGGTATCCATAGGATAAACTGTTTAAGTTCTGGCGCTAAATCCAATTCATACTTACTGTCTTTATTGATCCACATTTTATCACAATGTGTTTGCCAGAATGTTTGTAATGTTTCTTTTTTAACATGCCGGCGTAACTTTACTTCATACGGATACTCTGGTTGGGTTTTTCGTAGTTTAACATTTACTGGAACATCTTCAGGGAAGTATGCTAATTCTACATAATCCATTTCGGAAAATTCGTTAATGTACTGTTGTAAATCTTCAATGTTAGTAGCATACACATTGATCTTGCCCTGCTCTCGTCTAATGTGCATGTTGTTACGGAATGCATATACTCGTTTGTCCAGTATTTTGTCAAAGTAATCCATGTTTGGATACTTTGCACTATACACATAATAGGCTAATTTGTAACAATATTTTTTATAGAATTTTCTATCGCTTTTAATTAGGCGTAGATTATACTTTGACGTTAATTTCTCTAACTGACTTAGATTCGTCATCATTTTGCCTTACAAATTTAAGGAGTAAACCATGTTTATTAACTCTAACCTTTATTTTACAGCCTTTTAGCGAGTTGTCAACCACTAACTCCTTACTAACTGGAACTCTTAGTAATTTGTCTACAGTTCTAGCAACAGGTCTTGCACCCATCTTTTCATCGAATCCTCTATCTAGGATATAATCTACACTTGGTTCGTCTATATGTAAACTGATGCCTTTTTCCTGTAATTGGTCGGTAAAGTCCTGTACGAACTTTATAACAATCTTGCGTTTTGTAAGTGCATCAAGTTTGTTAAACTTGCAAACAGCATCAATGCGGTTTCTAAACTCTGGTCTAAAAAACTCTTGCATTGCTTTGTCATCTTCGCCTGAACGAGAAGTTCTACCAAAACCAATGGGCTCGCGTTCCATTTCCTGTGCACCCAGGTTACTAGTCATAATAACAATTGTGTTACGACAGTCTACACGCTTGCCGTTTGTAGCAGTAATAAACCCTTCATCCATAAGTTGTAAGAGAACATTTGTTACATCAGGGTGTGCTTTTTCTATTTCGTCAAACAGGACAACGCTGTTAGGATTGCGCTCTATATCTCTAATTAATAACCCGCCGCCTAAACTGCTATCATCATATCCAACATAGCCAGGAGGTGCGCCTATAAATCTGGCAACGCTGTGACGTTCCTGATATTCACTCATGTCATAGCGTAACAGTTGCATTGTAAGTCTTTGGCTAAGTTGTTTAGCAAGTTCTGTTTTACCAGTGCCAGTTGGGCCTAGGAAAAGGAATACGCCAATTGGTTTATCATTAGGAGCAAGCCCTGCTTTACTAACATAAACTTTTTCCATTACCTTTTCTACAGTTTCGTCCTGACCATAAACTTTGCTCTTGATCTTTTCCTCAACCTTTATGAGGTTTACGCTTTTAGTCACTGTATCGCTTAATTGATCCAATGGGATACCAGTAATTTTACTGCACTCTAGTTCAATAAGTTCCTTGGTAATTGTAGGTTGTTCTACACCCAGTAGTCTCTGTCTTGCACAGGCACTGTCAATTAGATCAAATGCCTTGTCAGGTAAACGCTTGTCAGTCATAAATCTGACACTTAAATCTACAGCACTGTCAATACTGTCAGGTGAAATATCCATATTATGGAAATCTTCATAGTACTTTACTGTACCATTAAGTATTTGCTTTGCTAGTGCAGGTGTTGGCTCATCTACAGTAACACGATAGAAGCGTCGCATTAGAGCACGGTCTTTTTCAAATGACTCTGTGTATTCTTCCCAGGTAGTGCTTGCAATAACTTTAAGTTTACCACGGCCCAAATATGGTTTGAGCATGTTTGCAAAGTCAGTACCGCCGCTGGATCCAGCACCAGCACCCTTCATTGTATGTGCTTCGTCAATAAACAAGATACATTTACCCTCGTTCATTAACGCTTCCATTACTTCTTTTACACGCTCTTCGAACTGACCCCTATACTGAGTACCAGCAAGTAACACGCCAATATCCAAGTTGTAAACTTTATGATCCTTGAGGTATACAGGAACATCATCTTCTACTATTTTAATTGCCAAACCTTCTGCTATAGCAGTTTTACCTACACCAGGATCTCCAACCATTAATACATTACTTTTGTTGCGTCTAGCCATAGTCTGGCAAATGTCATCTATTATTGAATCTCTACCAATAGCAGGATCTATACTACCATCTTTTGCTAGTTTAGTAAAGTCAGTTGTATATTCTTCTAATAACTTTTCATAATACTTGCTTGCCTGATCATTATACAAGTCTTTGGCAAAATTTACAGTAATAAATTCTATTAGTTCTTCTTTGTTAACATTGTATTTGAGTAGAAAATAACTGCTCATAGTGTTTGCTTCAGCAAGTAAACTAATTAATACATCCATTACTAATAGTTCATTGCGTCCACTAAACAATACTTGTGAATACGCACGGTTGAATACTCTGTCAATAGTATGTGTTTTTTTAGGTTCGTTTACAGGTTGCTCTTCTGGCTTTAGTTTATTGTCCAGATATTCCTGAACTTCTGCAATAAACAAGTCCAATTGGACACCAAATTTTATAAGAATTCCGGATATATGTTCGTTGCCCAGTAGTACATAAAGCAAGTGTTCGCTAGTCACATATTTGTGATTGCGTTTTTTTGCTTCCTTCATTGTAATTTCTACAATTTTGTCAATTTGAGGACTATGTTTCAACTGTAACTTCCTTAATGGCTCTAATCATATTTAATTGTTCTTGAGTTAGGTTCTCAGGTATTTTGATGTTTACTTTTACCAGCAATGCGCCTCTGTTACCAGGGTTGTTAAACTCATACAACCCATGACCTTTTAATCCCATGCTCATACCATGCTGTATGCCAGGCGGAATGTTTGTATTTAGAGTTTTGCCTTCCAGTGTCCTAACCTGTATAGTTGTGCCCAGTATTGCTTCAAAACAGTCTATAGTATGATTTAAGTGTAAATTATTCCCTTCAATTTCAAATCTTGTTGGAATAATATTAATTTTAACATGTAAATCGCCTGGCGTCAACTCCTTAAATGTATTGTCACCAAGTTTATGATACCTTATTGTCTGACCATTTTTTACACCAATTGGTATTTTTATTTCTACTAATCTACGATCGCCGCTTATTTGTTTTACACTAACTTGCTTTACCTGCTCTGCAAGTGTGTCTTCTAATTTGCAAGTGTACTCTATACTTAAATCTTTATTGCGTTGTTGGCGCCTGTATGTTCTTGTTCCAGCAAAAGGTCCCTGTTCCTGTCCAAAAACATTGTGCATGTCTCTAAAAATATTACTAAAAATGTCATGATGACTGCCGTTAATGTTTACATGTATACGCCCAGCACCACTACTAGCGTGGTCATATTCAGCACGTTTGCCTGGATCTTTAAGTGTTTCGTATGCTTCATTTAGACGCTTAAAATCCTCAGGATCTCCGCCCGCATCAGGATGAGTGCTTCTGGCTTTGGTCCTAAAAGCACTTTTAATCTGGTCAGCGGATGCAGATTTCTCTACACCAAGGAGATCATAGTAGTTCATACATATAATTATACATGCAGAAATCTAGTTGTCAATAGTTATTATTTTTTGGGTGCTGCTGGTGGTGCACCGTCAAACTTTTTGCTGCTGCCAGTATACAAACCAAACCATGCTGCGCCTGCTCCAACTACAACAGAGATTAACCCTGCTTGGTTTACATTTGGATCTTGCAATGCCATGAACCAAATAACGGTCTTGTACAGTAGAATAATATAAACTGTTAGGAACAATCTTGGGAAAATTCTCCATGCATCAACTGCTTTAGCAAGATCAATAACATTCTGATATTTGTTTGGTAGGACAACCTTTTCACTAGTGTCTAGTTCAACTTCTAGTTCTATCTTTTGACGTATTGGGGCTCTTTCTTCGTCTGACATATCAGCACTCCTCAACTTTACTTTGCATATTTATAAATATTTGATGAGAATCATATACACACACGGAGCAAATGCAAGCGAGCGTAGTTTTGCATTTATACAGCAGAGCTTACAGTTTGATAAAATACATTACTGCATATACGACAGTAATGAATGCAGTGCACACCGAAATATAGAGAGATTTATAGATGAGTTGCGAGAATACGAAGAAGACTTCTTCTTTGTGGGACATAGTTTGGGCGGTATTTATAGCCTATACCTTTTAAGAGAATACAGACATAAAGTTATAGGAGGCATAACTTTAAGTACACCATATAATGGTAGTGAAATAGCAACCTGGGGTAGATTTATGAATCCCGGCGTTCAACTTTTTAGAGACATTACACCTCAGAGTAGTTTTATAAGAGACAGCAGGACTATTAAAATTGATGTTCCCTGGACACAGGTAGTATCAACTGCTGGAGATGTTAGTTGGTTAACGGGTAGAAACGATGGTATTTGCACACATGCAAGTATGAAATCTCGTAGTGATATGGATCATGTTGAAATAGATCGTAACCACTATGAGATTGTTCAAAGCCAAAGAGTTGTTGACTTAATTAAATCTAAGCTACCTTAAGTTTATTTGCCGGGTCTAAGGACGGATCTAATCTATATGCTTGTGCAGTGAGTTTTTCTGCCTGTTTTAGTAGTTCACGAGCAAGTGTTTTATCATCTTTGTCACCTGCCTCTACGCCGTTTTCCTGTGCTTCAATTTTTGCTAGTGTCTTGGTTAGACTTTGATGATCTTTAAGGTCTTCGTCGTCTGCAGTGCCTGCTTCTATGCGTTCTTCAATGCGCTTTAGTTTTGCTAAAAATACTGTGTAAAATGCGGTGATGTATCTGGTTTTGACTTTGTCTGTGCTCATCGAATATTCCTTAAGGAAATAGGGAGGAATGGTTCCTCCCTATCCTTATGTATCAATGTAACACAAGTTTTACATTGCGTCAACTGTTTGTTGAAGTTTTTTAAGATCTGCTGCTGGTAAAGGAATAAGTCCCTTATCGACCGCTGTACCTTCTTCACCAATAGTTCTTTCGCTTACAAACCATTGTACATATTCTTTTAGGTTTGGAATGCTGGCTAAGTGTTCTTTCTTTACATAAAAGTAAAGTGAACGGCTTACTTTGTATTTGCCACTTGCAATGTTTTCAAATGTTGGTTGTGCACCTTCTACAGTTGCACCTTGAATCTTGTCACCGTTAGCGTCTAAGAAACTAAAACCAAAAACACCAAATGCTTTTGGGTTAGCCACTAGTTTTTGGACAATCAGGTTATCGTTTTCGCCTGCTTCAATAAAAGCACCATCTTCACGAAGTGTGTGTGCTATTGCTTGAAATACTTTTTTCTTGGACTTGCGAAGTTCTGCTAATTCTGGAATTTGCTTTGCTCCACCTTCCATTGCAATTTCTACAAATGCATCTCTTGTACCTGATGTTGGTGGTGGCCCTAAAACTTCGATCTGCTGGTTGGGGAGATCGCTACGCACGTCTTTCCATGTTTTGTATGGATTTGGTATCATTCCGCCCTTACCATCTGGCACATTCTTTGCTAGTGCTAGGAATACATCTTTAAGGGTCAATGAAACTTTTGCACCTTCTTTAGAGTTTGCAATTGCAATGCCATCAAAACCTATCTTAACTTCTAATGGAGTAACGCCATTTTTTTTACAAGTTTCAACTTCGTTCTTTTTAATTGCACGACTTGCGTTTGTCAAGTCTGGGTGCTGTACGCCTATGCCAGCACAAAATAGCTTCATGCCACCACCTGTGCCAGTTGATTCAATAATAGGTGCTTTGTTGCCGTTTTTGGCAAATGTTTCAGCAGCTACAGTTGCAAAAGGAAAAACCGTAGATGAGCCTACGGTCTTGATTTGATCTCTTGCAACTGCTTGTGTTGTTGTTGCAGCCAATACAAGGGCTGCTAAGGTTATTAAAATGTTTTTCATACTGTGTCTCCCTGTGTGTATGATACCACTATTTAAACACGAGTATGTTACATTCCTGTTACACTTTTGTTAAAGTTATGTTATTTTTTCTTAGTTGTTTTTGGGGGTCTTTCGAGGCTAGCAAGACGAGCTTCAAGTTCATCAATCTTAGCAGTAATTTTTGGATAGCGTTTACGCCAAGCATCGTCGGGCTGTTCTAGCCATGTAAGTCCCCAACGAGCAACAAGATAATCCACAAGTTTATCAAACTGTGCATATCCCCACAAGCCTATGCGTGTAGTGCTTAAATAGGCTAAACAGGCAGCACCTGCAATACTACCCGCAATACTTGTATAAATCCAGAGGCGATCGCTCGCCATACGCTCAATCATGTCTAACATGATTTGTCTCCTCGTCATTGTGCAAACATGCTATACAATGACACTCAACACAAACTAGTGTATCACAATGACAGGGGTGACCGCAATTCTGACACACAGGTTTTGTTTCCTGTGTTAACAACCTATATCTCCTGGATGAGGAAGTTCTAGATCATCCAGTTTTTGTGTACATGCTGGACAACTACAATTATCACATACTCTTAGTTGTCCCATGTACTCCATTTTCCAATTACGATAATCTTCATATAAAGGGGCACTACAATGACTTGGGCGTCCACAATTATTACAAAAATATCCTGTCATTAGTCTATTTTACCTCTGCTGGTGCTGCTGCCTTTGCTTTGGCTGCTTCTTGAAGTAGTAGTAATGCTGCTGCTTTTTTAGCTGCTTCTGCCTCAGCCGCTTGACGGGCTGCTTCTTCTTCAGCTGCCTTTTTTGCTGCTGCTTCAGCTTCTGCTTTGGCTCTTGCTGCTTCTTCTGCTGCTTTCTTATCTGCAATTACTTTTGCATTTAAATCTTTAATTGCTTGAGCTTCTGCTTTTGTTTTTGCATTGCCCCATGCGCCTAAACGCTTGGCTATTACTTCAGGAAGTATACCTTTTTCAGCACACTTCTTTGCATCAGCCATTGTACCGTATGCATACACTTTGCCTCCCTTGTGGAATTGACCTTTTTCGTCATAACCACAATCGTTGCTAACTGTTGCGTAACCAACGCCACCTGCTGCTAAAAGTGCTACTACTGCAATTCCGGCTACTAGGTATTTCTTCATTTCAATAATCCTTTCCAGTCGAAGCCTTCGGATGCTTCTCTGTTTTTCTTAATGTTTTCGTTAGTTTGTTCTATTTCTTTATTGGCGTCTTTGATAGCTTTATCACTCTGTTGGTAATAATTTTCATAAGCAACAATAATTGCCTTTTGCTGCTCGATAAATGCTCTAATAGCACTTAAATTTTCGCCAAGGTTGCTATAACCTTTATCTGTAATTGCAAACAGCGTCATGGGTCTGCCAGACTTTTGGATCATATCAAATACTTGTTGATAGTTTTCAAGTGTAACTACATGCCATGTTACTTGTTTGCTTTGTAAATTTAGAACATCTGCTTTGGGCAGAACTAATTTTGGAATTTCGACTGGCTTGGCACTAACCTCTAGGACCTTGGGCTTACTTCCACATCCACTAAGGGCTAGGAGTACCAGGCCACAGCCAAGGACACTCACTATTGAACGCTTTACCTGACGTAGCATTTGTTTCTGCCTCCGTTAATTTTGAACCACTTTCTATTTCAAAGCATCTTAATACTTTTGCACTTGCATTGTTAATCATGCGTTGAACTGTATCGGGTTTTTTCTCCCCAAGCACTGCTAGATCATGTCTAGCAAGTTTATCTGAGAGTACTTGATTGTTTGCTCTTGCTGCTGCAAACTGTGTGTTTATACGGTCAAGTTCTTGACTCATACGCTGATAACTTTCCTGCAAGGCTTTTGTGGCTGCTTCTGCTGTTTGGGCAGCCATAGTAGCCTTTGCTTCGTTAGCAGCAAGGATAGCCATGCGCTCTTGTGTATCATTATAATACCAATACGCACCGCCACCCATTGCGAGCATAAGAACGAACATAATTGCTGCTAATTTAAATCCCATGCCTAAATTCCGTCTTTACCGGCCGCCATTGCGGCAGTTGATGTCTTATAAGTTTGGCCTGTTTTTTTATTAAGAACGTCAATACTGCCATCGTCTTTTGCAGAGACTTTATTGGGCCCAAAATCATAACTTGTACTAGTAGTAAGTTTACCATCAGGCCCTCTAGTTGCTTGCATTCCAGCATTACCATACTTAACTTTTATATCAGTAGCTTTATTGATATCAGCCTGGCTAGCAGGTCCAGGCATAGTAGCGTCTATTTCAGCTTTACCCAACTTATAATTAAAATTAGTTGACTGACTAGTAGGCTTATTGCCAATTGATCCCGGATCGTACTTGTTTGTTTGTTGAAGACCAGCTATACGAGGAGTTTGAACCTGAGTAACACGACCAAGTTTATCTCTAGTAAACTGACCTTGTGCACTAGTGTTAACACTGGAACCATCCTTGTTATAGGTAGTTTGTCTACCACTAGCACTAACTTCTGTGCCCTGACCCATAGTTCTTGCGCCAAACTCGTCTGGCATTGCGCCAGTGCCTTGTGGTACTTTTCTTTGAGCTTGAGGGGGAATTGTGCCCTGGGCTACTGCTTCTAAAATTTCTTTAATTCGCATTGTCTCACTGCCAAATTTTGTTAATAGTTGGTCCTGAAATTTGTAGCCAAAACTTACCTGCTTTAACTTTGTTTTTTACTGTGTGGCCTACACCAATGCCAGCAACAATTACTTTTCTAACATAACTGTCAGCATCGTCATGCCCTGCTACTATAGTGCGATCTTTACTAGCATACCATGTATCAATGTCTGCTTCAGTAATGTTTCCGACAGGGTCAACGCCGTGTCCTTTTCTCCATGTGGCCATGTTTATGCTCCTTAAATGGCTCTCATTCTATCTACGAGTCTTTGGGCCCTTGCGCCCACTTGACGATACCAGTTACTGTCTATCATTTCATCTGCTGCCTTATTCCAGTCTCTAGTATCAACTCCTTGTTTCATTCCTTTAAACTTGGACAATCTTGGATATCCAAGGTTAAACATCATATTAGCAATTATTTCCTGGGCTTCCTCTGGTAAGTCTTCAAAGTCTCCGTAAAGTTTATTACAGTCTGATAATACTGATTGCACATCCTGTTCAAATGCCTCTACAACTCTGTCTTCACTTACTGGAGTATCTACTGGTTCGCCATGTTCTGGATCTGATTCCCTAATCAAATGTCCTATGCCAAATGTTGGATACCCTAGGTGGTCTAAATATACTTTGTATACTACTCCTTCATCAATTTCTAGCTGTTTTCTGAGATTGTCTAAATTCATGTGTATCACCTTGTTTTCGTGGAACTCTTGCTATGTTTAGCATGCTCTCTAGCATGTTTTCTGATTCTTTGTTTTGTCTATATTTTCTCGGACTTAGCGGTACGTGTGTAATAATATTCTGGCTTGTAAGTTTATACTTGGGATCACGTCTTGTGCCCTGATAGTATTTCATAATCCAATCACTAGGTTTAATGCCAGTAATGTTTTGTAAATCGCCTATTAAACTCATGAACTTTTCTGGAAACCCGGTTCTACGCTCTGCTTCTACAAACACAATATAGTAACCTGGTTCTTTTTCGCCAGCACTGGTCTCGGCGTCCAATATCCATGGATAACCTTTTTCTAAAAAGTTTTCTAAATCATATGCAGCATCCTGGCCCAATACCATAAAACTGCTTACAATAACCTGATCATCACTGCCCATTTTAGGAGCAAATTCGTCAAAGTGCACTTTAGGTTGCACTCTGTCTACTAGATCATCACGCTCTAAACCTTCAGTGATCTGGGTCATTGTGGTACTCCAGGTGTAACTTGTTGTTGATTCATAATATCACCACTGTCCTGAACACCCTCATCATATGCTTGGTCTAGTTCGCTCAAGTCTATTTCTTTGCCCTCTAGTTCTACAAAGCCCTCTTGTGCGTCTTTTACTAGTTCTGCTGGCATACGGATCTTAACTAACCAAACAGGATCTTCCTTTAGTTTTGGTTTTTTAGTTCCAGGTCTAAAATCACTATAATCTTCAACTTTTACTGGTGTTGTAAGTTTATCTTTCCTGTACTCTACAATAGCATGATAGCCCAATAAACGCTTGCCACCATCTGGATCAGGCATAAACTTTTGTGGGTACATAAAGGTACATTCTACCCAGTGTTTAGTTTTGATTGGCCCTTCAACAAGTTCTCCACGCTTCCAGTTTTTAAACGCATACAGGTCTACTTCGTCAAGAACACGCTCAAAGTCCATGAGCAATTCAAGACTACTTTCACTCATATATATTTTCTTGGTGTTTTCTACAACTTGTTTAATGTCCATAGTAATGTACCTGCCTTATAAGTGTATTTATGCCCAGTAAAGGTATACCAGCATAGGAATTATAATGAAGAACTGTGGCAGGAAGTTAAGAATAATTGCTTTTTCGTTCCAGCGCCAGCCTACATATATCCAACCACTTGCGCCTATCATTTGTAGGACGCTGTTCCAGGGTGTAATACCAGAAACATGCAGGACCATCGCACAAAGGATGGTCACTGCACTGGCATACTTGATATATACTACCATTACTGAACTAGTTCTGGCTTGTAAACACTTTCTAAACCAAAAGCACTGGTGTTAAAATCTACTAGTGTTTTTAGTGCATCTGCTGTAATAAATGTCATTAGAGTGTCACGCTGTTTGTTACCAGCATCACCAACTAGCCATTCATAATTGCCAACATTCTTTTGGATAGCGGCAGCACTTGCAGGATCACGAGTCATTGCTGTAAGTGTCTTACGCAAATGGTCCAAATTGGGATTGTCTTTACTAACCCAAAATGCTTTTTGTAAACCATCACGGAAACTTTTAACTAGTTTGTAAGCAGGATAAAGCACATTGTTGGGCTTTTCTCCCCATTGCTTTTCAAATAAGATCTCAAACTGGTATCCTGGATAGTTAGGGTCATCAGCATGTGACCCATCTTTTTGTAGAATGCCATGTGTAAACCAAAGTTGTGCATCTGCGTTGGACTCTACATGCTTCTTGTATGCTGCTGGATTTTCTCTTGTGCCGTTTAGTTCTCCACGCTTGAATGCTAGTCTACGCTCTCCGCCACTCATACCTGGAACCCAGGTAACTTTTTCGTTAAAGCAGGCTGTGTATGCGTCTAAACTATCCAAGTTGCCACAAAGTAACTGTGCAATAGCAAGTCCTTCTGGTACCATACCTGATCCAGCCGCAAACTTAATCTTTTCGCCAGCCTTGTAGTCTTTACGAATACCGGAAATAATATCCAAGTTCATTAAACCTACGCTGTCATACTCAGCATAATTGTAGTCTACTTTTTCCTGTAGAAAACTTACGCCATTACCCCCATGTGATACCATAATAGTCTTTGGGTCTTTTTGTAGTTCGTTATGGAACTCATTAAAGCCTGGAATGTCTCTAGCACCTGGAATGTGCTTAATAACAATCTTTTCGCCTAGATGCTTTTCCCATTCTGTGGCAACAATTTGTGCCCAGACACTTGTACCGCCACCTGGCTTTTGTGGTACAACGAGTGTATAATCTGCTAGTGCTGGTGAGACACCAAACACTAGTGCTAGTGTTAATAATAATTTACGCATAATTGATTGATCCTTTTCTCTTCAAACTGTATGCAAAGATGCCCAGGGTTGCCAGCATAATAACTAGGAACACGGGCCTTGTAATTAAATCCCCTACCGTGTAAAGACTTGTGAGTTGTAGGGTAAAACTCTCAATCTTGTCTGCAAGTATAAAAGCCAGTAAAAGTGCAGGCCTACTAAACTTATAATGTTTACATAATATACCTAATACACTAAATGCTGCTAATATTGCAAAATCTTCCCATCCGCCTGTATACTGCATACTTGCCCAAACTATTACCAGTAGCAGCACTGGAAAATAATACTTGTAGGGCACTGTGCAGATTCTTGTAATTGGTTTCATTAGTATTATACACAGTACTGCTACTAGTACTGTTGCTGCTAGGAAACCAAAACTCATACTAGTAAAAAATTCTATATCCTGAGCAATGTCGGGTGTGCCTAGTTCAAAGTTTAAGTACATAAACAATGACATCAGTACCGCAGCAAATGGTGCGCCAGGAATACCAAATAACACTGTAGGTATCATACTTGTGGCTTTTTGTGCATTGTTAGCACCTTCTGGTCCTATAACACCTTTGATATTTCCATGGCCAAAATGTTCTTTAGGGTTTGCTGCAACTGCGCTACCATATGCCATCCAGTCCGCCATTGCGCCGCCTAGTCCTGGTAGTAGTCCAATAAAGGCACCAATAAAGCCGCCACGCAAGGCTAACCAACGGTTTTCCCAGGTTACTCGCATTCCTAACCAAATTTCACTGTGAACAATTCTAGCCGTACTTGTACGCTGTAGTCCTGCTACTAATTCTGGTATAGCAAAAAGTCCAGCAACTACCGGCATTAACTGTAGTCCATCCTGTAGATAAAACCAACCCAGAGTAAAACGAGGAGCGTTTGTTTCTGGATCTACACCTACTAGCCCTAAAAATATACCAGCACCTATTGCTACTAAACTTCTTATCCAAAAACTATTACTAACAAACCCTACTGTGGCAAGTGCAAGAACTACAAATGCCCACAATTCAGGTATGCCTAATATCATTAGTAAGTTGCTATACCAGGGGAGTAATAGGAACACCAAACATCCCCAGAGTAAACCATTTACAGTGCTTGTAGTGACTGCGGCACTAATAGCATAACTTGCTCTGCCCTGTTGTGCTAGTGGAAACCCATCTACCATTGTTGCAGCAGCACTATTAGCACCTGGTATGCCCAGCAGTATACCTGTAAAACTATCACCTGTTGTACTTGCAGCAACAACTGCCATTAGAAACACTACACCCAAATAGGGCTCACTAACAAAGTAATGTATTACCCCAAATAGTGCAACCAAACCCGTAGTGGCACCTGCACTGGGTATAATACCAATTACAAGTCCGTATAGGGTTCCGGCTATGAGTGCTACTAGGGTTTCCATGTTGCTACATAAACATCCTTGTGTTTTAATATTTGCTTCCATTTTAAATGGTGCTTGCCCGCAAACTTTGCAATACAATCATTCATAATTGCTATGTGTCTACGCATGCCTGCATCATCCACATAAAAATCATAATTGGGGTATGTAATATTCCATCCTCCTGCTTGTTTCCACCAATCAAAACTTGCTTCGTTTGGTCTGTATACAAGTGTAATCCAGGAGTCAGGATACATTTTTACTATCTTGTTGAGTTTATACGCCCACTCATGACTTTTATGCAACCTACAGCCAGTGCCAGTGTAGGGTGCGTCCAAGTTTTCCGGAGAGAGGTCTGCAGGAAATTCCATGCCAGTGCCAAAGTATGCTCCAACATGTCCTGAATATTCGCTATGTGAATAAGTGCGTTCGGGTGTGCGGTCTGATGTGTCGTAGAGGTCGTTGGACTCTATTTCTTGGCTAACGCCACTCCAGCGACTACCAGGCACCCCCGTGAAGAAATGTCTTCGGGGTAACATGATTTTTTCCTTTTTGAGATAGTCGGTGAACTTGACCACAGTCAGCGTTACCGTCTTTATTTAGTTTGGTTGTATAAGTTGTCGGCTAATTTTTGATTCGCCGCTAAACTTAAATGATATCCATCTCTATTACAATGCTCTAGATATCTTACTCTATAGGGTTCAACATATATATCTGGATGTGGGTCTGCACCTAAAATAAATTTCTCATATGACGGCCAATTTTCACCTTTTAGATTATCATAATGCTCTTTTGAACAATATTTTCTAGGCAGATCATTGTTCCAGTAAGTGTCTTTAACAAGGTCTTCAATGTACCATTCAGATAGTTTTTCAATATACTGTAACTCTTCCTCTGTCCAACCCCAAGGAGGTACAAAATTAAAATGTGCTTCATCAATAAAATTTGTTTCAAAGTGTTTAATATTTTCTTCATGATCATGAGGTTGGCTTGAAAACTTATATTCATATGGCTGCCAAAAACATTTTTTTAAACGTCTGTGAAAAAAACTATAAACTACAAATGTTTCCTTTACATCGAATATCTTACATGCTCTATTATAAACTAATCTTATAGCGTCATTTCCAGCGCCATCCATGCCTAAGTTTAAACAAGGTATGTCATATTTTTCTTGTAACAAACTGGGCCAACTATGCTCTATAGGGCCGCCTATATTAACTGTAAAACTGTCTCCTAAACATAAGTTGACTGGTTTTCCTATATGTTGAATATATTCTGGTCCCCTAAAACCCCAACTGTTATAATAGTAATCATAGTTTTGGACAGGATAGTTCTTAAACCAATACTTATCCATACATCCATCGATGGTGTCTGATAGACTATATTTTTTTATATAGTGTGATGCTCTTTCAAAACATTCTAAATCATTGATTAGCATAATTTACTTTGCTCGTATAAGTTGTCTGCCAATTTATGGTTTGCATACAGACTAAGATGGACGCCGTCCCTGTTCCTTAAATAATAAGTTAACAACCTACATTCTGTAGTGTAAATATCAGGATGTGGGGTGGCTCCTAAAATAAAATCTTCATAAGAAGGCCAGTCATTTCCTTTTAAAATATTATACTGTTTCTTTAGACAAAAACTTCTAGGAATACTGTCCTCCCAATATTGTTCTTCTATACTTAAATAAGACTGTGATAAGTTACCAATATAATTTAATTCTTCTTCATTATAAAACCAATAAGGTAAAAAATTATAATAGGCGTCCTTAATAAAATGTTTTTTAAAATGGGCTATGTTATCTACATGGTTATGTGGTTCACTAATAAAAATATTATTTTCTAGTCTTCTATGAAAGAAGGAATAAACAACAAAAGTTTTTTTAACATCAAATATCTGGCAAGCTCTATCATAAACCAGTTTTATTGCATCATTACCTGCTGCCTCCATCCCAAAATTCAAACATGGAATATCGTAATGCTTCTGTAGTAGACTAGGCCAGCTATGTTCTACTGGGCCACCAATGTTTACGGTAGCACTATCCCCCAAGCATATGTTCACTGGCTTTCCTAAATATTGGTCATATTCAGGTCCTCTAAATCCCCAACTATTAAATTGATAATTAAAATCTTGTACAGGACATGTTTTCCACCAATCCGGTTCCAAACATGTAGTAGATGTGTCAGAGCCGCAATAGTTAGTAACTAGATTTTTTTTAAATTCTAGCAACGGCACAGGATCAACTAATAATTTTAAATTTTGTGACTTTCTTTTAAATACCATTCAATATTACCTTGTACGCCAAACAAAATACATTCTATTATTTGAATCGTTACGAAGGTCTAGCACATCTACATTGAAATGATCTGCACAGTTAACAATAAAGTTAGAGTTCCAGGGATAAAATGTAATCCACTTGGCTTCAGGCTTGTCGTGCTGATGGCCTGGATTCACTCTAAAGAACATTACAGCGCCTGGCGCACATAGACTTACTGCTTTTTCTAACTCAGCAAACACTTTGTCTGTGCTGCCAAAGTTAATACTACCTAGTGCTATTACTACATCGAACTTCGTATCGGTTTTAAAACTTAATAGATCAACTTGTAGATCTGCTGCTGTATTATAGGGATCAATACCTATCAAATTAGGAATCTGTGTTTTAAACTCGTTATAACCACAACCAATATCCAGTACCGCACGAGGATTTAAACTGTTTACTTCCTCTACAACTTTTAAGCCACTATACTTAAACTTTTTAGTTTCAGGCTGCCATACTTCACCAAAGTACTTGTGTAATACAAGTCTATCAATTTCTTCTGTTAGATCATATACAGTGGTAAACATAGAGCTTTCTAACTCTACATCAAATATACCACGCACTAATTGTTTAAGTTTTTGATGATTACGAACAGCCTGTGGGCTAGTCTGTAACATATGTTCTACTTCATTAAGAATTTTTAGGTTCATGGCAACTCCACTAAATATTTATAATAATAGCATATAATAACTGAAGAATCAATGACAATTTTTGTAGCAGGTGGGGATAGTTTTACCTACGGCAATGAACTTATGGATTGCACGCCGCAGTCTCCTAGTGAGTTAACCTGGGCTGGGTATTTAGCTGCCAAATTAAAAATGAAATTTATTTGTGTAGCGCAAGGCGGATGGAGTAATCCGGCTATTGCTAGAAATATTATTAACACAGTCAGTGAGCTGGACAAACGCAACATTGACAGTGTAGTAGCAGTTATGTGGAGTTTTCCTACTAGATTTGAGTTTCGATTTAACTATGATACGCTAGAAAAAGACAGTCCCTGGTACAGTATTAGTCCATGGACGCATGAGCGAGACCAGAATGTAATCCTAGAAGCATTTCAAAACTTTAAGGAAAATATTTTTAATCATTATAAAAAGAGCCAGTTAATAGCACAGAGTACTGGACTTGCAGACTTTAGTGAAATGTATTTTAAACATGTTGGAGATAACGAATACTGGGAAGTCTATTCTACACTCAAAGAAATGATTTACCTACAGAACTGGCTAAAACAAAAAAATAAGAAGTATATTTTTACCTATGTAGATGAATGTATCTTCAACAAAAATGTTGCCTGGGACGCCAGTATTCAAAACTTATATGATAGTCTAGATCATGATAACTTTTATCATTTTCCAGGATTTTTTAAATGGGCACATGACACTGGCTATCCATTTTACACTACACACCCTAAGGAAATAGCCCATCAGGATTTTGTGGACAGTTATTTGTATACATTTGCCAACAAGAAACTCAAATAACACCATATAATTCCTAATCTACAGCGTTAAATATTTGGCGAAAGGAGGGCATATGCTCTCAGATCGTTATTATTGTTACATTACAGAGATCATTTGTCCTCAATTTCCAAACGGAGGACAACTTAATGAGTCGCAAGACCAGACAAAAGCCAAACACTAACATTATTAATATCGACGAATATATCCAGCGCAAGGGTAAAGTGCTGCTGGTACCTAGAAGCCTTAATCAGGAAACCTACATATCCAAACTATTAGATCCAAATAATGTAATAGTCTTCGGAGTGGGCCCTGCCGGTACTGGTAAAACAATGCTTGCAGTACTGACTGCTATAAAAGAATTGAAAGAACGCACAATAGACAAAATTGTTATCACACGCCCAGCAGTGGGTGTTGATGATGAAAAACATGGCTTTCTACCTGGAGACTTAAACAGTAAAATGGAACCCTGGACTCGTCCTATATTTGACGTTATACAGGAGTATTTTTCTCCTAAAGAAATCAAACATATGATTGAAGAAATGGTTATCGAAATTTCACCCTTAGCCTTTATGCGTGGTCGCACATTTAAGAATGCTTTTATTATTGCTGATGAAATGCAGAATGCTACGCCCAATCAGATGAAAATGCTGTTAACTCGTATTGGTGAAGGCAGTCGTATGGCTGTTACTGGTGATATTCAGCAAACTGATCGCCGAGAAGCACAGAATGGACTTATAGACTTTGGCAATTTGTTTAACAACTATTCCAATAGTCAATATATTCAGTTTGTTAAATTTAACTACACTGATATAGAAAGACACCCAGTTGTAAGTGAAGTATTGTCTATATATGGCGATAAATAACATATAAACTAGTTTAAAAATGGAGTCATAACATGGCAGACTATAAAATTGCTTTCCAATTACACCAGGATTCAAATGGTTCTGAAAATGCACTTGCAAGATTTTCATTTAACGGTGCTGTAATTGCTGATAATGTAGAAATTACTAGCAATGATCACACTACCCCACATTTATTTGTATATGATGTAACAAGTAGTGTTACTCCAGCAGCAGATGCTTGGCATACAATCAAAGTAGAATTGTTAAACGACAACTATGTAGATGCTGATGATGATCGTAACCTATGTTTGCATCGTATTGGATATCTTTATAAGAATCCAAGTAGCAATACTTTTATTAGTGCAGCATATAACACTCCCATACCTGAGGGTTCAACTGATGGCCCAAACTTAACTCCAGCTGGAACTATAACAGATTTTACTGATATTACAAATTTTAATACTGTTTTTAATTTCAAGTATACAAGTACTGCTGAAAATGAAACTAATGGTAATAATGTTGGTGTCACAATTGAAGGCGGAGTAGTTTCTCAGCAGATCACTTGTAGTTTTGCTGAATATGAAATAGCATTTACAGAAGCCGAAAAATTCCGTAGTCATGTACCTAACGAACAGATTAGTTACAGTACATTTGGTGATAATCCCTAATTAGTAATTAGTTTATATACATCAGCCCAATTCTTAACAAACGGAGCCACGCCTTCATAATGTAAATTGAAGGCGTGTTCCATGACCACACTCCGCAATCCCATTTCGAGACCAACTTCAGCATTTGCAGGTTTGTCTTCTACCCATAACAATCCACTATCCTTATACTCTGCTAGGACAGTATCTTTGTCTTCACCAGTATCAAGGTATATGAACTTATCAAACACATTACCAAACAGTTTTTCTAGGTTGCGTGTACGCAATCTCTGTGCGTTGGGATCTTTGCTCAAACTTGTAATAACATGGAATCTATATCCCAGGTTACCTAGTAAACGCACATAATGTTCTGCGTCTCGTAATGCTGGTAGAAAGCCTATAGTAGCACTTTCATTAAAAAAGCGGATGCATTTAACACCTTCTTCAGGCTCTATGCCATAGCGTTTTGCTATGTTATAAATGAACTTTCCGTTCTCGACCATGGAATATCCATGACCTTCCATCCAAATATTAAAGGCGTACTCCCAGTTCAAAAGTACGCCATCACAATCGGTTAGTATTATTTTTGTCTTATTTTCTATCATACTTTATAATAGCATGAATCTACAATGAGTCAATCAGTTTCCAGCCCTTGTGTGTCTTATATTGCCCAACAACTAACTTCCATGGTTCTGCTGGATTTGAGCCGGTGATCTCAGAAAGTTCACGAGTCGTGCCCGTAAATGTGCTGCCATCCTTATGCTCAAAAACATAGCGTTTAGCCATTGCACGTCTGGCCTCAGAAAGTTTCTTCTTGTGTGCTTTAGACTTTGGAGGCATTTTAATACTAACGCCTTTTTTCTTCTCTGATATTTTGCGTTTGGTTTCTTCTGTGTGTTTCATGCCATAAAAGGTATTTAATTTTCCAGGACGAGACGAGTTTAACGAAAGTTTTGCTTTTAACATTTCTTCCTTGCCTATTAATCCAGCAAGTCCTTTCCAGGCAAGATAATCTTCTTGTCTGCCATACTGTTCATACAAGTTACGATGTGCTTCTGAATGTTCTTCTATAGTAAGTTCTATTAAATTACTAGAATCGTCAGTGCCACCTGCGTGTTTTGGGATAATATGATGCATGTGTTTCATGCATCTATTTATCTAAGGTGCTACTAAATTGGGCTTACTCCTAAATCTTCTGCTGTAATTTCTACGGTAACATGTTTATGTGTATTGTCAACCAATTTTAAGTTTTAAAAACGCCTCCAGGATCATATACAGGGTTTTCCTTACGCTTACGTCTATCAGCCCGCCAACCTTCTCGCATCTTTTCTCTTCTTGCTAGTTCTTCTGGATTTGGTTGTTCAGGTATAGGATCTTCCATAGATATTACATTATCTAGGGTAGGTAAAAATGCATTATACGCATTGCTATTTAATTCAAAACCTACAAATTTGCGTCCATACCTTAATGCTGTACGTGCTGTAGTAAATCCTCCACAAAAAGGATCTAGTACAGTGTCGCCTCTGTTAGAACTGTATAAAATAAATTTCTTGATAAACTCTTCACTTAATTGGTTTTTGTTTTTTATCTGGCCAGGTTTATAATCTCGTGGCAAGTCCTGGACTGTAAGTCTATCATGATAACTGTCTTTTTGGTCTGTATAGAAAACGTTCGTGTTAAATGTTCTCTTTTGTTTTCCCTTATCAGGCTTTGCCCAAAATAATACATGATAATGACTACTAACCCATTTTTTTGTAGTACTAACAGCAAATGTATATTTTGCAATTATATGATTAACTTCTTGTAAATCTGTACTATGTAGTGCATTTAGCACATGATGTAAATTAGTATATCCACTGACTATGTACATACTGCCGCCTGGCCTTAAAACACGAGCACATTCTGTAATCCAGTTTTTACTAAATTCTCCATAAGTTTCGAGAGCCACTTCAACATAACCAGGAACTACATTGCTTTCGTCTCGGTTGTAGTGTGCATCTAATTTATCACCGTCAATTCCATATGGAGGATCAGTGAATATTAAATCAATTGATCCATCTCCAAGATCTTTAAGGCCTTGAATGCAATCTTTGTTTTCTACTTTATACATATCTATATTATTTAACAGATTGTATGTAACTGTCAATATACTTCATAAATCCTGAAATAAAATCTATTTGAGTCTGATTGTTAGCATCCATGTCTATAGGCGATGCAAGTAGGATTCCTTTGCGTGTCGGGATATTAGCACTTATGCCATCTCCTCCAACCTGTAAATGTTGCTCTAAATCTTGTTTAGAGAATAACATTGCTGCCTGGTTCCCAATAAAAATTAAATAATCAGCATAGGTTTCCGGCAACTTATTATGGGTATTGGTCCCCATACTGTTCATAAGTTTAATACTCTTAGTGTTTTCTCTGAGAGTCTTTTTTTTAGGCGTAAACAAAGCGTCTTCAGTATACTTTTGTTCTACTCTTACATTTAACTCTGGTATAATAAGGTCACACCCTTCTTCACCTACAAACTTAATTTTACCTTTAGAATATTGTTCCATACTACGTTCAAAAACCAATGCTTTTATAAAACGTAATTGGGCATCATTTACTTGACTTCCTAAAGCAACACATAATCTTGCAAATCTAGGAAAGTCCATATGAGTATTAATGTAATCTGCTACTTTTTGAATTTCGTTCATATCAATTTAACTCCTAAATCTTCTGCTGTAATTTCTACGGTAACGAAACACTCTGCATGACGCTTGGCGTCTTCAAATGTTTCGAAAGCGGCAAACTGTTGGCGGCCTATCCATAAGTCGAAATCGCCACTTGCAGTTTCAAAAATCCTAACAATGTCATCTGGAGTGTTAGAGGAAAACCAAGCATCAACAATCCCTGGCATTAGGACATCAAAGTCTAGGTCTTTAGAATTTGTAAATTTCATTCCGAGCATTTGTCTGGTCCTTGTTTAGTTTCTATATTATCATATTAGCATAGAATACGATAACGTCAACCATTTAAGATGAAAAAAGCCCGCCTAAACGAGCTTTTTTCCGTTTATCGTAATTGCTATTTTCGCCCTCACACCCTCTTAGTGTTTGACCCTCTGGGCTGGCCGTCAGCGGGCATAGCTACCCTTGTGTTAATACCGAGATTGGTATTAATAACTTTTATGCCATCTTTTTGACATAATTTAAAACAGTTTCTTTACCACCATGATATGAACTGGTTTGGTGCCGCTTTATACGAGCCCTAACCCTAACACTATCTATGTTTTCAAACTCTCCAGTACTGGTAAAAAATACAACTAGGTTGCCGTTATGGACTGCATTAACAACATAGCAGCTCAGTTTCTGTATATAATTACACCGCAATACTCTAATAATCAAATCAACAGTGTGACCAATTTGTCCTATAAACTCGCTAGTGTCACTTAACTGGCGTTGCTTTTCTTCTACCTCATCCCGTTCCAAACTACGGAAATAACTCTTGGGAAGACTTGCAATAATACCAAAGTCTTTAACAGAAACTGTGCCGGTCTTTATAAGTCCCAGTACACGCTCTTCAAACTCGTTAATTTTACCGCTAATTGCCTTGAGCATAAGCCCACTGTAGTAGCTGATCATTTCGTCTGCTACAGCATAGTCTTCCTCATCAGCTTCAATATCAAAATAATAGTTGCCCACTGGATAACTAATAGTTACCGGCACTTGCATATCTGTCATACTATACTGCATCAGATGCTTGTTTGCCTGTTTAACAATACGGTATTCAGTCGATTCCCTGCCAGTCCAAACGTCATCACCTACTGTAAAAGCACAGTATTCATCACCATTGATGCGATATGCCATCACACTCGCTGCCATTACGTCGCGGACATCATAAGTACTATTGTAATCATTACGGGCCATGTTCGATCCTTTTGGTCCTTGTTAACAATTCACTTATAATAACACAGGATATAAATTTGTCTACCATTTCTTGGGAAAAATATAGAAAATATACTGTTGCAAAACTACAACAAGCCACTGTGGAATGGGAACCCTATTGGCATGTAGTTATTGAGGACACACTGCATCCTGAACTGTACGAGCTTTGTATGCAAAACTGGCCAGATATGGCTACACAAATGACACGCAAAAACCCAGAAGGCTTTAATCAAAATAGAGCAATATACATACCTGAGAGCGGAGACATAGAGTTTTGGATGGATTACTTTCATAACTTTATGGAGCATACAGACATACAACAGGCAGTATATGGTTTAGAAGGACTTGAGTACAAGGGAGATCGCTGGACCACTGCTAGTTTATGGGAAGACTATAAAGGTTATGGTGTTAACAATCACTATGATGCTCATACGATAGATACTGCCTGGCAGATATATATGTTCTGTGACGGTGGTGAACAATGGGGAACAAGTATAACAGACGAACAAAATAACGAAATAAAACGGTTTCCGTTTCGTCCAAACTTCAGTTGGATAATGCGTGTGGATGCATTTGCTTGGCATAGATGTGATCCTATACCTTGTAACCTACGCCAGAGTATAATGGGCCGCTATATGTACAAATTTTTATAGACTGTTTTAAGAGCAGACTGTGCTTGCTGATTAGCTTGTACACAGTGTTTTGACCATAATTCATCCCAATTTGGTATACCTTTATAAAGACTATAATGATACTGCTTAGGATTAGTTAAAACAGTTACGTGCCAATTAGATAAATTTTGACTGTCAATCCAATTTGCAATATTAGGTATATCGTCTATGTTATCTTTTTGTAAAACCGTGTTGACCATAAAACTAGGATTAAGTCTATTCCTGAGTTTAACTATATTATCCTGTATTGTTTTCCAATTACAGCCGGTGCGTATTTGTTCTATTACAGGCCCTATGCCATCTATGCTTAACACAAAGCAAACATTTGTAAATCTAGATAATGCTTCAATCATATGATTTGTTAAAATAGTAGCATTTGTGTTTACTACTATTTCACAATTGGTATTAGTAACACTATCTAGAGCTCTACTAAAAGACTTAATAAGAAAGGGTTCACCTCCGGCGAGATAGATGCGTTTAGCATCTGGATTTATATCAATACTATCCGGTTCCCAATTTTTATACACATCATTTTTTTGCAAAAATTCCGCCCAAGCACTGCTAGCACGGGGGCCGCATGTTTGACATCTTAGGTTGCAAAGATTACTATATCTGAAATCGTAACTTACCTCAGTGCAATTTTGGATCCAGTTTTTAATATCTGTATTTTTTAACCAATCTTTAGACTGATTTTGTCTTTCACTTATTTTATTTGTGGATTCACAATCTACGCAATTTTCACATTCACTTACTGGATTACCTGCTAACATCAACTGACGTACTTTGTTTATTCTATCTTGTGTTACAGATTGTTCAGAATTACAACATAAACGTCGTTCACCTCCTGTATCCACATGCTTATGAATGAAAGGCAATACACAAAAACTATCACCAAATTTAAGTCTATTAAAAAGATTTATATCTGACATAGTTCAACAAGAGTAGCAGCCAAGTTAATCTCTTGATCTGCTACAAGCGGAATGTTACGCAACCCTTTTGCAATAATCAACACTGCCTGATCCTGTCCTTCTTGTGTGCTACTCCACAGTTCCAGATTGTCATACATCCAGCGGAACAGTTCATCCATTTCATCTGCACGAACCTGGCTACATAGGAGTTTGCGAGCCTCAAGTAGTTTACCTTCCTTAAACAGGTCTACAACTGCCAGCCTATAGTCAGCCATTGCACTGTCTGATTCCTGCGGGCGTACTAGTTTGCCGTCTACAGTGTTCATCTGTACAAGATTGATACACTTACGCAAGTCTGGATAGGTAGCCTTTACATAACTGTCCAGTGTATCAATATCAATTTCCACGCCTTCTGTTACGAGCACTGTTGCAATGCGAGCAGTAAACTCTGTTGTATCAATCTTCTCAATGTGAAAGCCCTGGCATCTGCTATGCAGTGCAGGAATAACTTTGTTTGGATAGTTACAAGTTAGGATAAACCTTGCAGTGCTTGAATAGGTTTCCATAACACCACGCAATGCTGCCTGTCCGTTTGGACTGATATAGTCTGCTTCATCAAGTAGCACAACTTTAAAGTCACCAAAGGGCATAGTTGCTACGAAGTTGGTAATCTTTTCCCTAACAGCGTCAACACTATTCTCACGGCTTGCATTAATCTCTAACACATCCAGATCGTTTACTTGTAGTTGTTTGATAAGAATCTTTGCTAGCGTAGTCTTGCCCACGCCAGGTGCACCGCTAAACAGCAAGTGTGGAATAGCACCTGCTTTGATCCAGCCTTCTACCTGGTGCTTTTGAGCATCATCTCTAAACACATACCCTTCTAGATTGTCTGGCCTGTACTTCTCTGTCCAAAGTTCTTTCATCTAAGCACTGCTTTCTCTATAGTGTCTGTTCTGTCTGTTACTGGCACTAGCCCGGTACTAACCTGATATGGTGTACAAAGCCAGTTGAGGACGCCATGCTGCTTGCCAAATATATCTTCAGTGTTACCTTTGTGATTATTTGGATTATATGTAGCACATGGAGCCCAAAACATATTATAGCCTAAACTGTCCAAAAAGTCAAACACAAGGCTGTTCATACTGGCATCTTGCATTTCAATAAACAGTATTGGCCTAAAATACATTAGTGTATTTTTAGCACCAAGCAGTACATTGTATTCCATACCCTCAACATCTATCTTAATCAAATCAATACGAGGGAAGCCTTTGATATCGTCCAATGGCACCGTAACAATATCGCCACCAGGAACTATTTTAGTCTTTCCATAATCAAATTGTGTAGAAACCATTAATTGTTCATTGCTAAGAGCAAAAGGATTAACACTAATTCGCTTGGCTACCTTGCTATCTTGCATAGCACAATTTTTTTGTAATAAATCTAGATTTTCAGGATCAGGCTCAAAGGCTACTAGTCTGCTTACATGTGGTGCAAGTGCAACTGTATGAGTGCCGATATTAGCCCCAATGTCTATTACAAAACTTTCAGAGTTTAAAAATGGCAATAACAATTCTATTTCAGGATAGCAATACTCGCCATAATGCTCCAAACTCTTGCCGATAGTTGGATCATTACTGTAAATAAACATGTTACCATGTCTGGTATTAACGAGTTTTGTTTCTCTCAAGTTCTAATTCTTCGTTTAGTTCTTTAATTCTAATATATGCTTTTTGGAGTTGCTCTTGTAATTCTCTTACATTGTGTTTAAGAATTTCTTCAGTGCTCATCTCTCGCATGTCCCATAGTTGGAGGTGCAAAATCTTCCACAGGCTTTTCGTCGCTTACGCCTAATATGTCCTTGGGGTCTACAGTTCTACATGTTTCGCCATTGAGAGTAAATCCCCTACTCCAGCGACCATGTGCTACTAATACCCATTGGCCAATTACTACATCAGTCTGCTCTGGACCAATAGCAATAACTTCTGCCCAGCGTGGATGAATGCCTCTAAGCTCTCCATCATCGCCAGGAATAATAATTCCACCACTGGTGGTAATTTGATCGAATTTCATCTGTCTTACAAGAACGCCAGCATGTAATGGCTTAAATGTTCCTGTTACATTTGTAATTGATATTGGCATATTATAATCTGGTTACTCCTGCGGTTGTTTTTGCGTCGGGTTTTGTAGTTACAGTTGGTGTAACTGTTCTCGCTGCTGCTACTGCACTAGCAAGTCCAGCACTTGGCCTAGGCTCAGCAGCCGCTGGTTTTGGTGCTGCTTCAGTAACTGGCTCATCTGCTACATCTTCTACAGCAGGCTCGCTAGTTTTGACTAGTTCTGGTTCTACTCGTGGTTCCCAGTCACTCCAGGTATCATCAGCACTTTCAGGTATGCGATCATCCTGTGGCACTTGAGCATTGCTCATTTGATGATACTCACGCATAACTTGTTCGCGAGTTCTTGTAATTGTGCCGTCTGGAGTAATTTCGTCTCCTCTTGCATTTACATTCATATTGCCCAGGGCAGGAACAGTTTCGTTTTGACTTAACAAGCCGCCAAAATCAACTATTTTTCCGTTTGCTGATCGATATGTTCTTTTTGCCATAATTAACTCCTATAATATACGCATATATTTATCGTAAAAATTCTGTGATATCTAAATCGTAATACAAACTGTCTACTTTGTGTACTCCGATAAGATACAATACATAACTTGCTACACTACTACCACGTCCTACTCCCCATATTATACTATTTGCTCGCATGGTGTCAACCATATAAAGTAGGAATTGTAATAGGGGAAATAAGTCCCGTTCTTGATACAGTAATAGTTCAGTTCCAACTCTTTGCAACTGTTCTGCGTGTGTACAACGATCTAAACACCATTTTGCTATATCTAGATCTTTATATTCTTGTGGCATATGCCAGTTTTGTTGGTTTTGTTTATGATATTCTACAGGTGTACAATCCAAATCTGCTGTCTTCTCTAGTCTATAACCAGCGTACAGTATTTCACTTGCGCGATTAAATTGTTCTACATCTTTTATGTTTAGACTCTGTAAGTCCACATTTGGATTTCTATACAGTAAATTTATAGCATCCTGCTCTTTATAAACTTGTCTGCCATAACTGTCTAGACTAAGCAATATCATCTCCCTTGTCACCAGGAATTATTCTTGGCTTGAACCGCATTGGAATAACTTTGCCATCTTCTTCAGACTTCAATGCCAGCCCTAGTTCTCCCCAGGTTTGTTCTTTTAGTTCCATACCATCTGCGTCTACTCTAAAGAATACTGGATCTTTTCTGTACCAATAACTTGCAAACTCTTCATTGCCAGGTTCTGCTAGAGCCTTGAGTAAATCGCCGTCGCCTTCTTCACTAGTGTAAGTGTGGCTGATGCCTTCACTTTGATAACTTTCTAACCAGATGCTATTAATAAACATCTTTTTTTCCATTATAGCACTTAACTTGGTGTATAAGCAAATTGCAATCATTCTATCGTAGGGTTCATCAGGCAATGGATGAACACCTATGCTAAATGGACATTCCATTTCTTTTAACAAATGCATATCGCCAGGCCCAACAAGCATACTGTTGTCTAGCATACTTTCTATCCAAACATTTACACGATCAGTAACTACACTAATATCGTGAGTAGACTCACTAGGATTAGGAACCATGTCTATGTTTAGGTCCCAACTGTTGGGAAGAATTTGTCCATCAATAATTATAGTAGCTAAAAATTTATGTTTAAGTGTAATCATGACTTATCCAATGTCAATAATGTCGTCCCAGTCATTTCCTGAGTCCTTGCTTTTTTGCATGAGTTTATCTAATGATTCTTTATCTCTGCGTCCACGTTCTTCAATGTAATCTTGCAATAACATTTGAATTTGAGGCACCACACTAGAACTAGTTCTATAAGCATGACTTAACCTAGTTTGAAGTTTTTTAATATTTTCATTTAAATCAGCGTCTGACATGTCTGAAAAGTTTGGTGCTAGTGGATGCATAACATTTCCTAATCGTTAGCACCGCCAACTACAGCTACATGATCAACTTGTAGTGTTTCTACTTTAGCAAGAGTACCTTCTTCACGCATCCGAGCACGAATCTTTGTTGCACTAATATCGTGTACGGCTGCGCCTAGATCATGTTCAGTAAATGTATAACCTACTCCGCGACCATAACTAATATCAACAATATTAGGCACTAGCATAACTGTATATTCTTCATAATAGGCAAAACCATGTTTGCCTAAACCAATTTTAATGTTCTCAACTACAGTTTTAAAATCAAAAGGATTATCACTTTGTACGGTTGCGGTGCGCCCGGCACCGGCATCAGAACCAACAATACCACCTACATCTCGCACCATGATACATACTTGACCTGTTATAGCTAATGCTTTCTTAAACAGAGCCGTATGTCCATCGTGCCAGGGTTGCCAGCGGCCCAGCATTTGGACGGTTGGTTTTTGGAAGTCAAAGCTCATCGTTTCTCTCCATCCATACTTTAACAACATCTATTAGTTGTTGCGGGGTGTCATCGAACCAAGCCTTAACATGGTAGTCTACTTTGGCTGGCTTTTCAAACATTGCATTAGTATCTTCAAATCTGCCAGCTTCTATAGTATCCATCCATACAGTAAAGTCTGCACCGAACTCTTTACGAGCTCGTTCTGTTGGGCAAACAAAATCAGCAACAGCAGTTTTGCCAGCCATTACTACACCATCTGCCAGATGACGCATGCGTTGTGCTTGACGAATTCTACCCTCTGGGCTAAAGTCCCAGTCATTATATCGTTCTCTAACTTTATCTGCATTGATCCAAACACCACCAATTAGTTTAGCGAAAGGTTCTGCAAGGGTGCTTTTACCAGCACCGGGTAATCCGTAAATTAGTACTTTCATAGATCTCCATCTTTTCTGTTTTCGCTGTAATAAGCGTCGAATTCTCCGCCTGGATAACGGGCTTTCAGTTTATTTACATTCTCTGCAATTACATCGTTAGGATCTAGGTTCAATGCATAGCATCCCTGAATCCAATACCAGATAATATCACCCAACTCACGCTTCATGTGAAATAATGTTTCCTCATTTACAGGTTTGCCTTGAAATAAACACTTTTTCACAATTTCGCTAAATTCACCGGTCTCACTTGCTAGACCAATACTTGCTGTAAGCAACCGCGGTACAATAACATGTTTGGACAATTCACGGATGCTAGCCTCGAGAGCGGCACTGTTTTTACTTTCGTTGCTGGTAACAGCAGTCACAAATACTGCATACTTGTTCAAGTCGATTTGCGTCATTAAAAAACTCCTATAGTTTATTATACTACAGGAGTTCATTAAGTCAATTTATATAATAGGTCTCAGTCTTCTTCTCTGTAGTCGTCGTCAGCAAAGTCTGTATCTTCTTGATCTAGGTTTAGAATAAGTTGTTCAAATGTTGTATCGTATGGATTCTTGCTCTTACCAAATAGTAGTGAGCCATATGCTTGAGCTTGGCGATAAGAATTTGGGAAATTAGACTGCATAATAGCAGAAGCTTCACGGCTTAAATCTTCAAGTTGATGAAGAATTGCTAATAGTTCGCTTTTTGCATTTTCTTTGTCTTCCACAATTGGTTGTGTAGACAAACGCATGTCGCCTAGTGCTTGGATGCTTGCTAGTTTATTTTGCAGTGATCTAAATTCATCATTATTCATTGTTTTGTTTCCTGTTATGTACTTATTTATAATTCAAACAACTCTTTTAAGTCACTTATCATTTGTCTTTCTGAGTTTTTATGCAACTCATACCAAAGACCATGGACATAATTTGCTTGATTATAACAGTCTGATAGTCCAAAATGATTAATTGCCTTTTTGTATATATCCTTATCTAATGTATGATTATACAAAATATCAGAATTTAACATACATACATTTGGGTTAGTAGACATTGATTTGACGGTATTATTTTTAAAGTTATTAATGTCCCATAACAGTTCATCTTTAGATATAGCATTTAAGCCACTATTCCACTTTACATACCATTTAAAAGCATTATGTACATTGTCTGGAACTAGGCTTAAATATTTTATATTTGATTTAAAATCTGGAATAAAATGGTCAAAAGTTATACATTGTATAATCTCCCTAAATTTAAATTCAAAGTATAACCAATTGTGCCAAGTTCTACTTTTAGGATATACATAATTTTCAATAGATTTAATTTTTGATTCGGTTGAAGTAAAGTCTAGTGTAGGTAAATCAAAATCATTAACATAATCCGTTAACAACTTTTGGTCTATCGAATCAGGATTTAAATTTTTAAAGTCATTGTAGTTTAGATGACCATACTTGTGGAAATACATATCTTGATATGTATAAAATTTACTAGGTTGTAAATTAAAGTCAGTAAATTTAAAATTAAATTTTGGGTCAAGTAACAACAGCCATCTCAAATGATTGCCAAAACAGCCTTGAGCTGCACTAACAACAAATTCTGCGTCTTGCATTGTTTATACCTTAGTATAACTTAGTAGGCACTAATACCTACACGCTTCCAGATAACTGTAGATCCATCATATGTTCCTGTGCAAACATAAATGTAACTGCTATCAACTACTGCCATGCCTGCAACATCGCCGCTCTGTCCAGTGTTTGCTGGTGTGCGTACATCCATTTGGGTGCGGTTACGGGTAAGATCATTTACTGCAATAGTTGTACCCGAGTCATCTGTCGTAAATTCGAAAATGTATGTACCAGCAGCATCAAAGGTAATAACTTTGGTTGCTGGAACAATACCTTGTAGTGTGTTAGCGCCAATTGTGACTGCACTTGGAAGTGTCACTGTGTGGCTAGCACTTGCAATTGTAATTTCTACTCTTACTCTGCTAAGTGTTCCACTTGCGCTGAAATTAGTAAACTCAAGACTAATATTTCCGCTAGTTGTTACTGTCTGATACCCACCACTAGTATATTCAATAGTTACTGTGCCGCTAGTTGTTCCCTTTGCCACACGGGTTTCGCTCATGTCCTGGAGTTGGAAATCGCTCATAATAGAGCCACCGCCGGCATTGCTTAAACTTGTGCCTATAAGTGCGCTTTTAAGAACAACTTTGCTTTGGAGGTCTTCTATTTCAGATTTTGCATTTGTGAAGTTTGTTTTGATATTAGTAAAATTATCTCTGAAGCCTTGACTATCGTTGTCCTGACCCGCGATAGGATAAGTACCGTCTATATTATTTGCATTGATATTACTAGCCATACTATGTTAACTCCATGGGAACATTATTATTTATCAATTAAATATTGTATTCAAATCCTGAACTGGCACGATCATAGCGGAAGATGTCTCGTTTGGGGAACTTGATATATTGGTCATTTTGGTCTGGATCTGCATATTGGTCTGCATTTGCAAAAAACCTGGTTCCATCTCCATCTAATGTCATTTCAGTTGTAGCAACATCAAATGTAGTTTGTCCTGCACTTGACCATGCACCTGTAGTCTTATTATAGTACTGACTTAAATTATTATCAAGAATAAATCTATCAACTTCAAAACTTATTTTCTTTAGATCTATATTACTACTACTAATTCGTTGGCCAATAAGATATGCAACTTTTTTGCCAGATCCAGGTTTACAAAATACCAATGGCACCGCAAGTGTATAACCTAATATATTGCCGCCAGTGTCTATTTGTTTGTCCTGCATCCACTGTGGTAAAGTTAATCTTTCTAGTACAGCATATCCTATGCCATCCTTAATGCGTGATCGCATATTTTCTATACTGTTTGGATAGGCATATCTGTAATTGTGTTCATCACCAGTAAACCCGCCGCTGTCAGCACTTAGCCCCAAACTGTCTACACTAAGACGTCTATTAAATCCGCTCATAGCAGTTACACTCTGTTGTTTTGCTAAATCGATTTGTTGCTTGGGTGCACTGGGGAGTTTAGTTGTAGGATCTATACCCAGGCTCTTGTCAACTAGTGTAACATAGACAACTTCATACTTTTTTGTAGTTCCGTCGGATTCATATGCTGTAGCAACTTTAATATCACCAAATCTTAAAATATTATTGTGATGATTATAAGCCATGGCTTCAACATAATCAGTTAACAGAGCAGGATTAAGTCCGCTTGTAACAAGTGCTCTAATATTTTGCTGTATGCCAAAGTTTAGATCGCCAAGTCTGTAAACACTGTTAGGGTCGATATCATCACTGTTGTTAATAAGAATGCTATGAATGTCTTTTTGTCCACTGCTTATTAGTGCTTTAGCATAAAGTGCCTCATAAGGTTTAAAACTGCTTGGTTTAATTACAATATTAAATGTTTGAAAAGTATCTATTGTTAGGTCGTCACTAAAGACTCTTACAGTAAATGTATGCTTTCTTTCGAAGGTTGTTTCAGATACCTGTGTACTGTTTTTGTCAAAACTAGTAGATCCAGTATCAAACATAAGATGGTTAAAACTTACACGGCCTGTAATTAGTCCATTTTGTTCCAATCTCAATCCTTGTGGGAGATTATTGGAATACGTTGTTTTAAGAACGTATTTTACACTCTTGTTATTGCTAATAGTTGCACGAACATCTAGTTCGCTTATTGCTCCAGTGTCAATAGTTCCTAGGTCTGCTGCTGGCCAAGTAACTGTTCCTGCTATATTTCCTATAATTGTAAGTGTAAAAAATGTTATGTCACTTATATACTCTGGATAATTTTTTTTACGGACTTGTATACCAAATTTATAGTCTTTTTTAGTTGCTGCCTGCGAAGGTATGTAACCTGTAAGCCAGCCTGAGTTAGGATCTAATGTCATACCAGGAGGCAATTCTAAATCACCTCTATCTAATGCTGCTGCATCATATCCTACTCCATCAGCGTCGTACCCTAATCCAGCACCAGTCGTTATACTATATTCTAAAATGTCTGCATCAAAATCTACACCAACAAACTGGAAACTGTAATAATTGTCATGTAAAATTTCACCAAAGTCTGCTGGTTGTGTTTTTAAATATGGTGTTCTTTTATCATTTAAATCAGCAGTAATCTTACTCTCAATACTAGTTGAACTTGCTGTAGGTGCATAAGTGTCTGCTGTGAATACCGTGCTATCAGCAGTTAGTGTGTTTCTACTGGCAACAAATAATGTGTATTCTTTACTACTTGTTAGACCGCCGCTATCGCTAACCTGCACCTTAAACTTGTATGTTACATTGGTGCTTACTGTAGTAAAGTCAAAACTTCCAATGTCAAAGTTATTTTCGTCCCAGCCACTGTCCCCAGTTTCTGTTGGCATAGGAGTGATCCAACCACTTAAAAGTCCTGATGTACTAAGTGTAACTCCGTCAGGTAATTCCCCTGATATTAGTTTCCATGTTTGGGTGTCTGCTGTATCAGCGTCTGTTGCTGTAAGTTGAACATTTATTTGGTCACCATCAAAATAACTACCTAGGTTACTGGCTGGTAGTGCATTAATAATGGGAGCGTCTGGACCAGTTACTGTTAAAGTAAAAACACGGTCAGCCACTAAACCATCCTCACTAGTAGCTCTAACAGTGAACTGATTTACAGTGTCAGTTGTTACTGATTTAGGCACACCCTGAATGTAATCTATATTTTTTGGAAAACCTTCGCATTGCCCATAGATTGTAATGCGAATTCCGTCTGGTAAAAAACCGCTCAAATGCTCGTATGTTGCTGCATTTGTAGCATCTAGTTGAATCTGATAAAACTCTTCTTCAACAATAGTGCCTAGTGTCCCTGGGGGAGTTACCCATACTGGTGCTACCATAAACATTCCTTGTGTTTATGGTATTTATTAGAATTATACGCTAAAACTTTCCCCACAACCGCAGGATGCAGTTGCGTTTGGATTTATTACTTTTAGAAAACTACCACCAAGTTCAGTTACATAATCGATAGTGCACCCAAACAGCATTAACTCTGCCATAGGATCTACAACAAGGCAGTCGTCAATTGGATCGCTCCATGTTACGTCAGGATAATCAGCTGACAATCCCCAAACATATTGAAATCCACTGCACCCGCCGCCCTTAATTGCTAGTGACACATAGGGTTTGTTTTCTTTTTTTGTTATCTGAACTAGATATCCTTTGGCACTATCCGTAAGTTTAATAGTATTCATATTAACTTAAAGCCCTAATTGCTTGTTCTACTTTTTGCTCACGTTTTTGTAGTTCTTCTTTGCTTTCCATACAGTATCCTACGCATCCGCAACCGGGCACAAAATCTGGATCTACGAAGCTAGTACAATTTTCGTATCCGTAAATTCTATTAGTTTTTTTACAAACAAACTGTGTGTCTTTATTCATTTTTTTCTGTAAGTGATCCTGCCCTGTGTAACCTCATTTGGAGGTACCTCCACAGTAACCTGATCTCCCTCCAATACGTTTATCTTATGCATACGCATTTTTCCGCTAAGATGAGCGGTTATTGGGTGTACGGTTTTTTCATCTATCTGTAAATTCACTAAAAATTTACCGCCGGGTACAACCTTGGTAACTAAACCGGCATATTCTGTAAAGTCTGTTTTGGGCATCAGTGTTATTTATACATACAAAAAAAGGAGAAGGGGACATAAAGCCCCCTTCTCCCACAAGTTACAGTTATTTGTGATCACTTGCTAGCAGCAAGTGCACGATAACCAGCAGCAACTACTGCGCGGCTTGGTGTGCCAAGGCGATAAAAGCTCTTGGTACGGCCCTTGCTATCGGTACGCTCGTTAGCATAGATAGCAAAGCCCTTCATGCGAAGTGCTGAAACGGTGGCACGTGGATTGCCAACGCCAAAGCGAGCACGAATTTGCTTGCCGGTGAGTTCTTCACCGTTACGAAGAGCGGCAAGAACGCGGTCCTGCTTGGTTGATACTGTAGTCGTCATTGATATCTCCTTTTTTGTAATCGATTGTTACTACATTTTAAAGTCTATATTAACTTACTTGTTAAGTCAATATTATTTTCAACTTTTTTTGATCCTCAGGCTAACAGTTGCCTGTCGTGCACCTATTAGGCGGTGATCCCTTAACTAACTGGCGGGAGTGACGGGGCTCGAACCCGCGACCTCGAACGTGACAGGCTCGCGCTCTGACCAACTGAGCTACACCCCCAATTTTGTTCCTTCTGGCACCCTACCAAGTTGTATTGCTCTCCCTAGTTTGGCTGCCTCTTTAATTCTTTGTTTACCTTCATCACTAGCACTTTTGACACCCCATGTTTCTGTCTGTGTATGACAGTTAGGACAAAGGTATCTAAAGTTTTCTATTACATTGTTCTTATTGTTGCCGTCAATATGATCTATCTGTAAACGAAGTTCTTTACCTTGCCATTCACTTATGCCGCAACAACTACATTCATATTTTGTATTCTTCTTGAACCAACTATATCCGTTTGCTTTAGTATAAGTTCCAGTGGCAACTGCTTCGTTTATACGATACTCTTGTTGACAAACATTAGAACAATATAATCCCCTTCTTTGGCTGGGATTGTAATGAATTTCCTTATTACAATTTAAACAATTACTCTTTGGCATTGGTTAGACCTCCTATATTTTATTTAGCAGTCTAACCAATTTTTTTGGAGCGGGCAAGGAGAATCGAACTCCTATCCTAGCGTTGGCAACGCCACGTAATGGCCATTATACGATGCCCGCTCAAAATATGGCGGATGGTGAGAGATTCGAACTCTCGCGACAGCAAAACCGCCCTACAGGATTAGCAATCCCGCCCCTTCAGCCTCTTGGGTAACCATCCAATTTAACTCTTATTGTTTACTCATCATGGACGCAAGATCAAGAGGACCGATACGGCTATCATCGCTGCGATCACGTAGCCATATTTCAATATCATCCTCTGTAGCATCGTCTTCATACCATTCACAATAGACATCGTATCTATCTAGATCTCCATGCTTGTCTAAAATTCTTTCGATTTTTGCTATTACTGCACGGGCTAAAAAGTCAACCCGTGCATTGATAACATTATCAAGACTAGTCAATTGCGTATTCTTTCCGCTTGTAACCAGTTAAAATAGACTCTAGGGCTTTTGATGCCTCACGCTGGTCAACTTTTGCATTACGGCAAACAAACTTTACTGCATCATTCCAGTTAAGTTGCAAGCCATGAATTGCCTCATTCGCTGCATAATCCAAATCATTCGCTAACATCGTCATGGTCCTTCCATGTTTGTTTTTAACAATATACCTATTATAGCAAATTTTATGAATGCGTCAACCTATTTTATTAAAACTCTAATATATTTTCCTGGGCGATAGTCTACTAGTTTAGTATAGTATTCGCCAAGATATTCAAATGTAACCATATACCCTACAAAGACTCGTTGCTCTTGTCTTTCTGCTGTATCATAACAGTTGTACTGTGGCTCGGTATATACAGGGCCTCTGGGATTAAACAATTGGTCCCAAAAGTTTCTATAGTCTACAGGGTTAATAGGAACTTGCTCATGAGCACAAATATGCCCCATTTGATCAAAGTAAGTTACTTCATAAGCACGATCTGCACTAACGACTGGAGCACTTACATATTGTGGATCTCTAAGGTAGGTATCTCTTGGAACAACAGTTGGCACACGCTTACTACCCATAACTTCAAAACTGTATCCAGGAGTAGTACTAATAAAAAATAATGCTAAAAAAGCAAGAACAATTTTACGCATCAGTGCACAACAGGGTCTGCAAAGTCATCTTCACCTATCCCAACCTCTTCTAAAATTTTAAGAATGTTTTCAGGAACTACTGCACCATTAGGCATTCCGTCAGGAATAAAAAGACCTCTAACATTACCTTCTTTGTCAAAGATAATAGCCCAATCGTTATCGTCCATAAGGTCGCCTAACTCACCTTTTACTACATCTTCCATAGTACAAGCCTATTAAGTTAAAAAAGTGGTGCTGGCACACGGACTTGAACCGCGGACCTGAGGTTTACAAAACCCCTGCTCTACCAACTGAGCTACGCCAGCATTGTTATAATAATACTATATTATTTACTACCTGTCAAATATTTTGGTAAATATTTTGAATTTTTAAAATAAACTCTTTGGCAAATTTATCTTGCGATAATAATCCTGGATGCAGATCTGTATCAGATATTGTATCTATTTTTGATCTATGCAATGACCAATATAAATTAAGCCAAAGATCTTCATGGATTCCGCCAGCATTTTCATAATCATCATGTATTTTGTTATAAAGTTTTGCTATATCTTCATCATCTCTGAAATCCATTTGTAGGATTTCTTTTTTTGTATAAGCATCATCAGCATCGAACCAGGACTTCTGTCTATTAAAATAATTGTCAGGCCAATGGCCGCCGCCGTTTACAAAAAATATTTCACCATGTGGCTTTTGTAATCTGATTAAGATATTTAAATATCTTACCATGTTCAAAATGAACCAATGATCGTTAGAAATTCTAACTATATTTTGTTTAATATTTTTATACAACCAGTCTGCTTTAATTGTTTGTCCATTTACTAAATTAAAGTCATGGTCATTAGCAACCCTAGATAATGTATTATATATTTCTAATCCTATGTTAAAATTTAACCGTGTAGTTTCTGACCATTCTACAATAACACAATCATATTTGTTTTTTAAAAGTTCTTCTGATGTTTTGAGAAATATTGTGTCGTTGTTGTACCCAGGCTCTGCAATATTGGTTATGTGTGCTTCCGGGTAAATTGTATTTACTACTTGATTAGGCCAATTTTTTGGATTATTTCTAGTTTCAGGAAGACCATATCCCATTGCCAACGAACATCCACTAATTAATATATTTTTATTCATTGTGTGTTTTCCTTTAAAACTTGTGAAAAGACATTGCTTTCTGAAAAATTTAACATTATAGTGCCATTGAATCCAAAATAACTTGTAGTATATTCATCTCCAGATTCGGTTAAAATTTTTATTTTTTGATGAAGATACACATCAGATAATTCAAACGAGTCCAGCGATATACTTTCTATTTGTACAGCCAGATCCTCGTATATGTTCCCTGCCGCATCAATTTTTGTATCGTATTTGTGATTCTTGCCAGCAGTTTTTATAACTAGTTCTGTTGGCAAATTTATCTCTTTTTCAAAAATGGCATAATTATCATCAGATGGTTTGAGAAGTATATCATCGACTAATACAGTCATAAGTTTGTTATTACAACTGTGATATTTGAAAATAATTTTAACTTTACATTCATTGAAATTAGTCATTTATCAATAACTCTAAAAGATAATGATTGTCAAGGTTATCAGCAACTTTATACCCTAAACTAGTGCTTAATTCATTTAGATCTTTTGCCCATTGTGCTCTTTTTGCTGGTGTACTGTCTATACTTTTGTTTATCCATCCTTGTGGCGATTCGTCTATTTTTTCTATACCTAGATTATCAAAATTGCGTTCTAACCAGGTATTAGGAAAGATGCCTAAAGTGCCTCCCCATTGTATAAACAAGGTGTCTTTGTATTCAACATGGTTAACCAACCATTGTTTAATATAGTCTATATCGTCTTGAGTTTCATCTACATAACCAACAATGTTTAATAACTGCAAAGTAATGTTATATTTCTTTGCATAGGATAAGTGTACATCAATGGCTTCATTACTAAATTTTTTACCAATATTAAAGCGTATACGTTGATTAAGATTTTCAATGCCAACTGCTAAATTTTCAGCACCACTTTCATATACCAATTTCCATTCGTTTGCAGTATTTGCATTGTGTTCTCTAAAAATATAGTACCCACTCCACCTAAAACTTTCATTAGGATTTGTCCTATTGTATTCACTAAGCAATTGGGTTAGTTTTGTAAACTCTTTCATATTTCCGTTTGTTAAACTGTCTTGAAACTTAAAATATCGTATCCCATATTTTTTATATTGACTCTGCATTTCAGCAAAAATATCATCAGCCATTCGCCAATTAAATTTTTTCCAATTAGCAATATAATCACAGAATGTACATTTTCGTACACAGCCACGACTACCAACTAACGGTAACGCTTTTTTATTATACACATCAAATTTATAATTATCATAATCTGGCATTGGCAATTGTCGCATCTCATCTATAGACAATTCACGCCATTCAAGGCTATTGATTCCAATGTATTGTTTGTTATCTATTAGAAATTGATATAGTGCATGCTCACCATCACCACGGATATGGTAGTCAACTAATCCTGCTGCGATTGTGTTTTTTGCAAACTCACTAGGGCCTGTAAAAGTTGGAAGACATCCTGCGCCACCAATAATAATTTTTACATTGGGATCTATTTTTTTTATAAACCATGATATCCATTTTGCACTTGTTTGACAAACATAACTGAACAAACTAAGTCCAACTATCTTGGGCTTCCAAGCGAGTATTTGCTCTGCTATATTTTTAAATAAATTAAACAAGTCATCTTTAACAACATCACTTAATTTTTCATTAAAGAAAAAATCCAATAACGGAGTAACGTTCTCGTGTGTCTGTGTCCATCTAAACACTTCAGCATTTATATCGGTTGCCAAGCAACTCATGCCAGCACTTTCAACAATAGGTTTAAGTTGTGCTGGTGCCATTAGTGGAATACTACTGTCAGTCCATGGAACTGTGACTATAACAACATCGCGTGTTTCATCATTGATGTTTTCTAAACATTCAAATTTCATTTTGATATTAATATCTCTGCTTCCCAATCGCCAAAGAAATTCACCCAACTAGGGTGATCAAGCATGATAGGAAATTTACGACGATTGTTTAACAACTGCCAATAGGTAGGCTTAAACGGTCTTTGCCGTGGAACAAAGGTATCCCGGGGCATCTTATTTCCCTTTGCAGTGTTACAACTACGGCAACTCATAACTACATTCTCCCAGACATGCTCGCCACCACGACTGCGGGGAATAACATGATCATATGTAGTTTCCTTTATATCAAGTGGAGTTTCACAGTACTGACAAATGCCATGGTCTCTGTAATACACAGTGTCTCTAGCAAACCTGACACTCTCTTTTATGCGGGTGCTCTTGTTACGAGCAACTACACTGGGCCAGTACATATCTAGCAATGGGTGTCCAATTTTGCGATCGTAATTAAACACGGCATGCATGTTGCCGTTAAAAATTCTTGTTATAGCATCTTCTACAGGTACAGTATGCAGTGGAAATATACTCACCGGCATATAGTTTGCGCTGAGGACTAGAGTTCGTAAGCCAATCATGCAAATATTTATTTTTCGAATACAGTAGCATCTTTATAAAATGATCTCCATAATTTATGGAGAACATAAAACCATACACCGTTAATGCAGGGCTCTATAATCGCATCTAGTGCTGCTAGTGTAAACTCTGCTCCAGTAATTAAATTGTTGCAGAGCATGGCAATAAAAATATGTCCTATGGTATAAACAACTGCAAGGAGGACACTGCTGCCACCTATGATGCGTTTTAATAGTCTAAATATACCAAGTTTAAATTCGCTCATAACAATACCTGAATTGGTGACCCCAACGGGAATCGAACCCGTGTTTCCGGCGTGAAAGGCCAGCGTCCTAACCGCTAGACGATGGGGCCGTATTGTTAATAATACTAGTATTAGTACTCTCGAGTCAATATAATATTGTATTCTTTTAGGGCAGGTTTCCAGCAATAAAAACTAGGGCCATGGCTCATAATAGGTGCTTTGCCCTGTTCCATGCGCTCGTTGCTTAATACTTCCCACTGAAACTGATGCACCATTTCATGTGCTAGAGTGTTAATGAACATCGCTTTAAATGGATACCGTTTGGTAAGGGTAATTTCCTTTACACGGCATTCGTCGTCCACAATGCGGCCGTCGCATAGACCCCAATACCCTCTTGTGCGTCGCACCGTAATAGGACAGGGGTCTAATCCGTTATCAAACACATACTGATTGAGCATGTCATATGCTTCTAGTGCTAGTTCTTGGCTAGCCTCAAACCTACGCTCATACATGTCATTGCGCTGAACAAACTTCTGTAGTCTGTTAAGGCTGGACATTATTCGCCCTCCCCCCGGTGCTTTTTTTTACGTGAATAGGCTTTTTTGTTTTGAACAACTCGTGGCTTATACGGGCTATTTTTGATAAAAAGGTTTGTAGCAACAGTGTTACGTGCTTTACGATACAGTTTAGACATAATCCGCTCCTCAACGTTCATCATATGCCTATAATAGCACGTTAAGGAGTAAAGTCAATCGTTGTCTATTTTTTCTTGCGCTGTTTTGTATCTAAATTCTAAATATTCTTTAACAATTTGCCGATTATGCTCAACATCCTGGCTGGCCCAGGGATAACTTAAATCTTGTTTGTATTTTACTTCGTTTAATAATTCTCGGGATCCTGTCAGATAGACATAGTCGACTGAATTTACAGACATTTGGGCGCAACCTCCTAGCAACAACAACCCTATTTAGTTTAATTGTCCGAAACTAACTCGAAATCAGGATCATCCTCAACAGCGATCCAACGCATACTGTCAGCCTTAGAGTTAAACACCAGCGCAAACGGACCTGGCATATGTCTATGGGTAATAGTGTGAATACGTGAACGTATCTCACCTACTGTAAACTCAGAGCCAAACGCTTGAATACGGTTTTTACCGTGTTTGCTACGGCCTTTGAGTTCTATTTTGTCGCCTACTTTCATAGCGCAATCCTTACATCATGATATAGAAGTTATCTTCATCTACCCAGGTTTGTTTATCACCTTTGGCTTTCTTAGCAGTAGCACTGAGCATACCTGACAGAGAGCCATCGTCTTCTGCAAAGTAGTTGCTGCCGTCCTTGCGATCAACTACTAGCCAAACTCTACCTACTTCAATTTCCATACTGTCCTCCTTAGGACCCAGCAATCATTCTAAAGCTGCCGTCTTCTACCAGCTCGAAGCCTTCTACAAACACATGCCAGTCACCACAGTGGCGTTTGGCTGATTGGAAAACTGACTCTGCTGCTCTCCAAAAACCTTCTACAGTGTTTTCGTGTGTGAAGTGGCTGAACTCGCATTCTTGCATGTTCACATCATATGCACGATATGTAATGCGATATGTTTCACGCTCTTCATCAACAACCTTATCTGTGAGGTTAACAATCTCTTCGTTGAACATGCTCCAGCGAGTTTCAAAGCCTAGCTCGTTGCGCTTGTTGTCTAAGTCCTCGATAACTGCATAAATCTTGTTCATTTGCTTGGTCCTTGTGTTTGTTTTCATATTATCATAATAGCACAAAAACACCTGGAGTCAACCATTTTTCAAATTTATGCAACTTTTTTGTACTGTTGATACCAATAAAGTGAAGAGTCTCTGAGAGTTTCGTTTGCTTTCCTAATATACTCTAGAGTTTCAAGCAAGGTAGCCTTGCGGTGTTCATCCACACTATCATCATACTTAAAATGATCTTCGATGATTTCTTGCACAAAGTTAATATAAGGACATGTATTAGGCGGAACTTTAGGTGCTTTTGCCTTAAGATCCATAATACGCTTGTCTTTTCCTGCTGTTCTAGCCATATCGAATCCTTTCTAAGTCCACGTTTGAATTATTGGCGAATAATTAATAGCAATGTTTTGCAAACCTAAACCATAGAGCACTATAGCATTTAGTAGGTTCATGCTAACTCCTCAAAGCCAAACTTGGCAACTACGTGCTTAACACCATTGGGATCTTCAACAATATCACCAACACTTACACTACGCATACGACCATGCCGTTGGATCCTATCCTCAGGACCAATATTGCCTACTTCAAACACATGTTCTAAATCATCAGCAATAATATCTCCAACATGTGAGTAGCAATCGTGCATTACACCTAGTTTGGCGTCGCCTTTATCCATTGCTTCTATATAAGCAAGAGCCTTAACATGACACTTCCAGCCTTCCTTATTAATGAGGTCTACAAGATCATCATCTAACACGATTTGGTGGATTTTGTAAATGCCTACCATGTGCTTGCTCCTGTTTGTTTAACTATGATGATATTAACACAGATATACGGGTAGTCAACCAAAAATGTGAAAAATAAATTTATTGCATTATAAATAATTCTGTCATATAATACAAGGACAATGGGGATGTAGCTCAGCTGGGAGAGCGTCGGATTTGCATTCCGAAGGTCAGGAGTTCGATCCTCCTCATCTCCACCATTGTAGATAAATAATATGTTGCGATGCAACATAACACACACTAACAGACGGAGAAAAAAAATGTTTAAAACACCAGAAGAGTTTACACAGGCTGCGAAAGCCTTTATGCCCCAAGTTAATTTTAACAAGAATGGTTACGAGATTCGTACAAAGATTCTTGAAATGGCAAAGGACCATGTTTGGAATGATTACCATTCAAGATTTGGTGCTTGGTCACTTTCAGTAGAGAAGCAAGACGGCGAAGTTGTAACAAAGTTTGAAGCCCCTGAAGTTCCAGGTGCAGAGAAGATTCTTGAAGCAGCAGAAAAGTTTTATGATTTTGTTAACCAGACTGGATCCAAGAAGTAAATAATTATACTTCCTAGAGGATCAGAGACAGTAAGAAACGATGAAACGTTTGGAGGCAGTGCCGGATAAACCACTGTCATATGGCGAAATTATCCCATATCATAAAAACTGGAAGCAGTACAAATTAGGAGGGGTGACTTTATGTCACCCTTTTTTTTGAATGAAGACACTAGATCAAATTATAGTTACACTAAGAAGTAAAACTGGAGAGTTATGCCCAGTATACATTAATGTGGTGGACAACTCGCTTAGTCATAAGTGGCTTACAAATTTAAATACAACATTAAAAAATGGTTATCACTTGGAAAAGAACTATCACTGGATGGGATTTACAGAACGTAACCTAGAATATATTTGCAAAGAAATCAATGATTGTATTTCACAAATTAACTGCTATGAATGGCCTGGAATAACGCCATACGTTATTAATGATGAGTTTACAACTGATAATGTAGTTACATCAGGGGAAGTAGGACCAGGAAAACCCGGATATAGATTAATACACGATAAGACTAATTGGCTGCACAGATATTTTGAAGACTTGCAAGGACATAGCGGAAGTATTAGTAGTTACTATAATGTAGCAAGTCCAGCAATTAAACATTGTATTAGACGGTTAAATTTATTGTGTCATGAACTAGAAAGTTTTGCATTATCAGAAAGGAAAAGGTTATCTGTCCCTGAATGGGCACAGTATAATCAACTTTTTTGCTTTTTGAATACACCTAGATTTAAATTAGATCCAGAAAAAGACTATGATTTATTTGGTGTAGATGCCTTACACAGGGACTTAGGTGAAGTATATATAGGGGTAAACAAGTCAGTTAGTAAGACACACTGGGAAGTGTTTAATGATGAAAACGACGCAGACATAGATGATCTTATAACTACTGCACTTAGGCCGCAAATAGAAGCCGCTGCAGACTTTGACATTAGTTGGAGTAAATCTATAAAGGATTTGCCATCTAGACACGAACGTATAGATCAGTTTAAAGAATGGTTAAAAAAACATGGATGGGATCCAAAAGATCCAAGTTTAACTATTGGGCACCCATTAGTAGCCCAAGTAGATCTTAATAAGAGTTTTGAGACAAAAGACTCAGAGACAGTTCAGAATATACTAACTCGTCACCTAGATGTATATAGAATACAAACTTCAGATCAAACTTGCGAATATCCTTATCGTTGGAGCGACTCCGACTTCAACAAAATTCAAATAAGTTTATTGTGATTCATAATCTTTAATATGGTACCAGGGGCTCCAACAGCCAACAGTTCCAAAAAGAGGGCTATTGCTTCCTATTTCTGGGATAATAAATTTATCTATTGGTGCATTTTTTATCCATGTATTAAATTTTTTATCATTAGGAACTTTATTAAAATGCATTGGGTCAATTATATTAGTTAGATTACTGATACCCTCAACAAATAAACTCACATCTTTTTTAAACTCATCTTTAGCATTGAAAAACCACCAGGATTTTGGATTGTATACACTACTATACGGCGGAGTAAGACTAAAATAGGGCCTATCTGCACCTATTGCTTGCCTTACATACCTGCCATATACAATAGGTTCTACTAAATTACCGTATCCAATTTTGTCAAATTTAGACAATTTAGTAAACTTAGTTTCACATTCCTCTTTACTAAATCTTCTCTCAAATTCACCAACTATAACGTGGGCTTGTTTAATTACTAACTCTACTAAATCAGGTGACCAATAAAAAAATTCATCAGTTAAGTGTATAGGCTTTTCCTCGTAGTTACTATATGAAGTAACGCCGCCAAGGGTAACATCTAAAAACGCTAGATACCATTTGCCATCTTCACATATAATACGTGGTTTATCTACTCCACGTACTGTACATGCATTGCCTTGCATCATTATATTTTGTAAAAAGGGATCCTGATCATAATAGTTATAAGCTATGCATGCTGGTACAAGGTTATAACTATTAGAATAAATCCAATCTTCATTATAATGTCTATGAGCATTTACTACATCTAAAAAGTGAACATTAAGTTTTATATTGCGTTCCCGCTCTATCATTTTTAAATAGGGTATGGCAACTTTAGTTTGTTCGGCTGTATTGATATCGGAGTGTTTGCCGCCTGACCATGCGCCACACACTACTACTGCATCAATAGGAATATTATTGTCTACAAATGTTCTTAGAACACAGGTGCTATCTATACCGCCACTAAAATAAATAACAACTTTATCAAATTTTTCTCTGATTTGCCAAGCTCTTTTAGCATATAGACTATATATGTCTTCACTTGGTTCTTTTGTAAAATCGTATTTTGCGTAAACATCATCGTTAAATATCCACTGGACATAATCAGTACCAGCAGCTTTTAATGCTCTATACTTATTAGTATAATACTTGTCTTTATGTTTATAAACACCAAACTTTCTGACAAAAGCTGGTATTTTATAAAGATCATCTACTGGTAAGTTCATATAAACGTCTACTTTCTATTTCATCAATTAATACAAATTTTATATCAGTACCTTCTTTACATTGAGCTAAATTTCTAAAACTAATGTTACTTACAATAGCAATTTTAGGATATCCTCCAGTGACACCATGGTGACTTAAAAGAGTAACACAATCACCGCTTGGGGTTATTTGTATTGCTCCCCTAACAATGCCTTCACTCATTAAATCCTGGGTTATCTGATACTTTAGTTTTGGTCCATCTAACCACATGCCCATTCTGTCACGTTTGTTTGTTACTGTATATTGACTGCTAAAAAATTTATCTATTTGGGTTAATGTAAATTTATTAAATTGTGGTCCAGGTGTTACAAAGATATCTGTACTACTAAGGCTAATATCTTGTTCATGATTAAGAATTTCAAAATCTTTTGCTGGTTTTAAAAATAAGATGTCATCTTTACTAAAATTGTTTCCATTGTTATATCCCAATTTATTATACTTATTCATACTATAACTGCCAAAACTAGGAGTATGACCAGGACTATTTTTGAAACCTATATAACCATAAACTAAATCCTTAGTTTTGCCTACTTCTAATATATCTCCTGGGTATAGGTGGTAAATTTTAAAAATATCGCCAGTATAATTTTTACCTTGCTTAATAATATTAAAGTTAAAGTCTCCAATTAAACAGACTACAACAGTACCTGATATTATTTGTATACTGGGCCCTATCTCAGCGAACTCTAAAACACAGCCTGCGTTATCTAATGCAGTATCAACTAAATTATAAATCTTATTGTCAATACATCCGCTGGGACTAATACCTAGATGTTGATATCCTAGTCTGCCAGTATCCTGAAAACTACAATGTAGTCCTGCATTTAAAAATTTAATTGTTGGCATAATTTTTATATTCTTTGGAAGTTACAGGAAAATATTGTATTAAATCTCCAGGATTTACCAAACAAGGGCTTTCACTATCTTTGTTAAAAAATTTCACAGGTGTTCTGCCAATAATATTCCACCCCCCAGAAATCTGTTCAGTGTAAACACTACAATATTTTTCTACACTACCTATACTACCTTTGGGCACATTTTCCCTGGGCTTATCTAATCTTTTGGGTGCTATAAAATCTGTGTCACCATATTTTGGCATGCCTGGCAAAAACCCATAACCATATACATAATATGGCTTGCTGCAAAATTGGTCTATCAATTTATGGGAAGTAACGTTACAGTAATCTGCTATCCGTTGTATATCTAACCCAAACTCGGGTTCAAAACATGCAGGTATTTCGATTGTTTTAGATTTACCGCTAACTAGGCTTATATTTTTAGAACTTAAAAAGTTTCTAACAGGATTTTGATCGCTTAGTGGTGATTTAAAATATACTGTAAGTTTGTTATAAGTAGGTATAACATATGCTATCTCAGGAAAGTTTTTTTCCCTGAGTAAATTACAGTAATCAAGGATTTCCTGGTTTAACTCTTGGGAGACTGTGTCTCCAAAGTCTACCAGTAGGCCTTGATCACCGTAATCTAAAAACTTCATGCTTACTTTGCAAAAGCCTTGGCTGTAGCCTTTACATAGTCTACCTGTGCTTCACTGTTATCGTCAGTTACATAACTACCAGTGGACTTTAGTGCACTTCTGTACTCAGCACTTTTGATAATGTCATTAATGTCTGCTACTAGTTTCTTGCGGGTATCTGCACTAAACTTATTATTAGTGATAAGATATCCTACGAAACTTGAGTAAACATTGTCTGTATTAAGTACAGTATTTAATGGAGTAATACCATCTAGTGGTGTAGTTAGAGTACCATACAAACATTTCTGTTGTCCGGATTGATGTTCAACTAGACCTTTTGTAGTATACCATGCATCAATTTCTTTTGCCTGCATCGCACGTTTAATAAATCCTGAATTCCTATATTCAACTACTTTAAAAGTTATACCTAACTTCGCACCTAAATCGTTTAGTAATACTTGGTGATTCTGTCCTTCATTAACACCTACTACATACTTCTTACCTTTTTCGAGTTTGAAGTTTGCGTCGCCTAATGGCCCACATAATAGGCGTGGACTAATAACAAACACATCAACAAAAGCATCAGCTGATGGTGGGTTATAGCAAACATTTTTACTGTCTGCATTCCAATCAGCACCCCAGCCAGCAATCATTGGCTCGTTTGAACTATCAAGGTCCGCTTTTACTTTCCCGCAGTTACCAATGATTTTAAAATTAATATTCCAACCCTTGTCTTTTAAACCTGTAGCTACTTTGGTTTGAAATGCACTAGACAAACCACCATTGCCATGTCCAACAAAGAAGTTGATTGTTTCGCTAGCACTTGCGTTTCCAAGTGATAAGCCTAAAATGACTAGAGCTCCAGTCATAATTTTATTAAACATATGTTACTCCTTAAATGTTTAATTACTATAAATGTAACTTAATATTACCCAACTGTCAATAAAGATATCTCCAATAAAATATCCAGCAACAAAAGGAATAAAGTCTACATTTTTTAACCATATAGCCAATCCAGCAAAAGCCATAAATGTAGCAAGAAAAAACATTCTTGCTTCTACAAGACTTCCTGAATATACGACTGCCACGGTCATTATTATTAATGTTAATCGGTTTAATAATATAAGATTATTTTTTAAGAAACGATAGATTAAGGATAGAAAAGTATAACAACTAAGATATGAGACAATACTTGCAGTTATTAATGAAAGTATTATTAGTTGGTAAAAGTTCAACCCTAATATATCAAATGTGTTCTGGCCAGGCATCCAAAATTTTGTTTCCAGTATGCTTAACAAGAGCATTTCACTTGGAACAATAGCAATACCTATTATAAGCAAAGGAACCAAAACAGTGATCTGACTACCATTATTTGCAGTTTCAGCAGCAACTAATCTAGCCATGACATGTTGATTACTATTGCTTGGCTTTAGTTTTTTTTCTACATACCATGCTAGGTTACTACCGATTTGTGTGCCTATAGCAGGAAGTAAACCAGTAAACAATCCTAGGATACCTCCGCGTAAAACACTTGCAAACGGAAATCTAGGAGCAGTTTCTGTTACTTTGCTTATGCCAATTACATCGTTATTTTCTTTCCAGGTGATATACCTAATTACTAAAGGCACCGCAATTAGTCCTGCAAGTACACTTATCATTGGGATACCACCATATAACCATGGTTGTCCAAATGTTAGGAATTCTCTTTCTGCCGCTCCTTGATTTCTTAAACCTACTTGAGATATAATAATACCAAGTAAAATTAATATAGCATTTACTATTTTCTTGTTGCTTTTATAAAGTAAACAAAATAATATTATAACAAGTGTTATACCGAATATAAAGTCTGTACGCATAATAGTATGCTGGTCTTTAAACCATTCCAGTAACCAGTACAAACTTAAGGCAGGAATAATACAGGCTATAGCACTTCCCAGTGCAGTAAACCGTAATGCAGTTTTTTGTAGATTGTTTTTAAGAATGCTTTGCCTTTCCATAAGGGCAGGATAACTAGTAAGTTCTCCCATCATTCCAAAATTAATTGCACTCACACTTCCACTAAACTGTGAACTTTGTATTGCTACTGCATAGTAGATTATACAAAGTTCTGGCGGAAGCGTATAGAGAACTGGCAGAGCCAATAGTAATATTGCCGTTGAGCCAAGACCTGGCAATAGCCCTGCAACCAAACCCACAAAAATACCGCTAAGAACAACATATGATAGTTCTAACATAATTAAACCTATAACAGTTGGGTGCTAATAATATAAATTATATACAGAGGGCGTTTCAATGTCAAATCATTGATAAATGGAAGTTACCATAGCGTCCATTTGGTCTGACGTCGGATTATACCGGCGTTGCTAAATTTATTTATCTGCTAGGTAAGGACTGACATTACTTCCTGTCATCTGATTGTAAAAGTCAATACTAGCAACCTGCTTACACTTTGCTTCGCACATAATATCAAAGTCGTCTTTAAAACTCCAGGCCCACTTGTTAACCTTGTGATTCCAATAGTAATCCGAGTGTGCTCTAAGTTTTGCTTTTTTGTGACCGATTTCTAATAGATCGTGCATTCTAGGAAGCACATTCTGAGGGAAGCCAACCAATACATCTTCTCGTGATACACTGAAATGAATAACAGGACGCACACCACGCCAACTGTCGCGAATGCGCTTAATCCTGTCATCATTAGCATTAATATATTCTCCTGTTGCTACCCAGTGATGATGAATGTCACACACTAGTGCAACATCCTGTTCCAGTTCTAGACTTGCATCCAGTCCCCAGGACATTTCATCGTTTTCTATAGTGATTGTGTTTCTTGCTTCTGGGCTAAGTTTTGGTAGTATTGCTTTAATGCCTGCTGGGCCCTGTTTGCCACTGATATGTACATTACATTTAAAGTCCTGAAACTGTTTGCCATATCCCATCCATCTGATCATATCAGTATGGTATTCAAACTCTTCTAGACTACGCTCTACAATATCAGGATTATCGCTTGCCAGAACAGTGAACTGACCAGGATGCATAGACAGGCGTACATCAAGAGCCCTTGCAACATCACCAACTTTTGCAAATACTCGCTCACAATACCTTTGAACGCTAGGTTCTTTCCAATAGTAACTCCAGTTAGGCTCAGTATAAGCAGGAAGGATATTACTTCCAATGCGGACCATTCGTAAGTCATCAGGTAAACTCCCCACGTATTTAACTAAGTTTTCTATGCCCTGTATGTTGTGTACCATAATGTCCCAGAGTCTTTGCTCTGCAACTTCACGCTTTTGTCTATTAAGCCAGGTTATTGTAGTACATCGCTCGTTAAGAGGACGCTCAATTTCTTCCAGCAGTTTTTTGGTCAAACTGCGATCTGGATGGAAATATTTGCATGCAAAACCTATACGCATAAAACACCTATTGTAGTAATAATATTATTATATACTATTCACAACAGACGTCAACCGTTAATAAGTTCCAGTGTAGTTGGTCATAAAGTTTGTGAGATCTTCAGGAGTTCCCAGTCCCCACATGCGTTCTATATTCTTAATCCTAACTCGTGCACCCTGTTCTATAAACTGATTGTATACTGGGCAAACATAGAATTCGTTGTTTGTACGAATGTTTTTGGCAATCATATCGTCAGCACTGGCAACATAATCACAACCACGTGCATAATAATAGACACCAACAGTGGCATTAGTGCTGATTGGCTGCTTTTCAGCAACTTCTGTAACCCATCCTGTTTCGTTAATTTTTGCATAACTCCACTTCGGGTGTGTGCTTTCAAAAGTAAGTATTCCTCCATCAACTCCTTCTGTACTGAAAGCATAGAGTACTTCGTTTGAGTTCCATTCCACGAACTGATCGCTGTTGGCGATGACAAGCGGTTCTTCATTATCAATATACTCCCTTGCTAGTAGTGTAGTACAGGCTGCACCTTCAGTAACACCATCAACCTGTACTATAGTACAGCCAGGTTTAATAAGGTTAAGCACTGTTTCCAAATTGTACTTCTCATAGTGTTCTCGTTGCACAATGAAAATATGATGTGCATCTATGTTAAGGTTATCTACTACAACCTGTATCATAGGTTTGTTGCCTACTTCTATTAATGGTTTAGGAAATGTATAGCCTGCTTCAGCAAACCTGCTGCCAGCACCGGCCATGGGTATTAGTACATTCATTGATTTACTCTTCCAGGGTATATTATGTTTGGGTGTTCGATCTACTTCTTCTATTTTGTCTAGGACTTTGCCTAGTGATACATCATGTGTATCTATAACTGCTAGCAAGTGACAGCCAGCATCTAGCACTGCTTGTCTGCCTATGTGACTGTCTTCTATTATAAGTGTTTCACTAGGCTTTGTATTTGCTTTGAGCATGCATTTAAAATACATTTCAAAATGTGGTTTAGGCTTGCTTACATCTTCGTTACTGTACCAAAAGTCGAAATATTCTACAAGGCCCAACTGTAACAAACTCATCTTTACTGTCTCTCTAACAGCATTACTTGCACAGGCTAATATGTAACCACGATCTCTTAATTCTCTGCACATGTCTATAAATTCGGATCTTGGCTGTACAGTTTCCTTTAATATTTCAACTGTTGCATGTTGTTTTGCTCTGGCAATGCTAGCATGTTTGTCAGTGGGAAGACCCTTATGTTTTGTTAACATGTTAAGTTTTGTTCTTGTAGGCAACCCGTCATAGGTGCTTAAATGCTCTTCTATGTCTATAGCATATTCAGGCCCAAGTGCACGATTGAGTGCCTCATAATGTATTTGTTTGCTATCAATAAGCACGCCATCTAAATCAAAAACTACAAGTTTAACAGTCATTTTGCCAAATAATCCTCTATAACATCACTGCATATTCCGCCAAAGATTGTTACATCTACTTGTTGTTTTTCAGGCATAACTGCAATGCTACGCTTGTTACCTGGTTGCCCAGGATAAGCCCAAATCCAACCATGGCTTGTTAGTGTATACTGATCTTCCTGATGCCAAAAGCAATTTATTTTTTGAGTGTTTATCAGTGCACCAAATGCTTGAAAGTTTTTAGCATGACACCATAAACCAGGTATAGTTAAAAAACTATAGTCCACTCTATACTGCGGCTCATCGTGTCCCAAATACATACCGTCAGGTGTACTCCATACATCTATTTCTACTTCATAACCGCGATCCAGTGCTGCTTGTATATAGTCTGGATGGTTTTCTTTACTTGGATAAGGACCCCAAATATTGCCCCTATGGCTTATAAGTTTTTGACCATTTAATCCTTTTTTAATTGATCCCAAGTTCATTTTTAAGATCCCCTAGTTCTTGTATGAAAACATTGTCCCTTATTAGAATGCAATTATCTCCTACATGTGTTTCTTTATTGCACCAGGTTTCAGGTATTTGCCATTTTTTGTAATCGGGTTGACATATAAAAAACTGTATTTTAGGAAAAGCGTCAAAGAGCAGTAAAAATTGTTTTATCCAAAAACTGGGATCTACTGCATGGTGATCCGCTGCTTCATAATTGTTTGTGCCTTTGTAAATGTTATTGTGCCGGTTGTCTATACCATACATATCGTGACCTATACAAATTATTATATCATTCTTCATTTTGCAGGCTAGATGGACAGCATGTAATCCACTGCCCCAGTGAAAATGTTGTCGCCATTTTAGGTCTTCGTTCCAACTAAAGTTAGGCAGTTTTAAGACTCTGGGATTAGCGAATGTACTTATCCACTCTGGTCTTGTGTAAATGGGCCCTGTGTAGTTTTTATTGTTTAACGCTTCTTGCACCATACGCTTATCGCAGCATACAAGAAAATCGGGAACATGATCTCTATGATAAGCATTAGCCCCAAAAATTTTGCCAGATTGTTTAAGGCTCTGAGTGTCATATCCTTGCCTTGATTCACCATTGCCTATACAGAATGCTATGCTCATTATTCAATTTTACCAAAGCCTGACCATTTTATTCCGTCTAGACACACCCAGCCTATGTAACCGCCGGGTTTGGGTTTAGTATTTAAAACAATATCGCCAGTTTTTGCTGCTGTTCCTGGTATTGAGTCGCTTTCTGAAACTATACGGTTCATTAATTGTAAACGATCTATTTTTACAACACCGTCACTGGTTACTGTGATACCTACCTTGTTATTAGCGCCAATATTCAAATCCTGTCTGCGTCTTGTGCCCACATATCCCTGTTGACTAGCATGTTTGCCTACTACGACTTCTACTTCCTGATCCCATACAGTAAGTGCATCACTAGGATCCATAGTGTTAATACCTACTCTATTGTTGCCCGGCGTTGTATACAGAGTCTCACTCAAATATGCTTCACCACTTACATCTAACTGCTTTAAATTTTCTTGTCGCTTACTGTTAACCTCAATTTTAGCATCCATTTCCGCAATTTTAAAACTCCAGTCTTTAATTTCTGGAATTTTAGGAACTTCGGGTATAGCAATACTGTTTGCTATTCTATCTCTTAAATTGTTGTAGGCTGTGTCACTAAGATGAAAATCACCATTTACTGCTAGATTTTCAGTTACCACTTGTTTGGTATACACGCTATTTTCTGCAACCACTGCGCCATCTAGAATAGTTAACTCTACCTGGTTACTATGGTCTTCAATGCCACTAAGTTTGCGGTAACCCTGCACAGAATCTGTAGACAAACTAAAATTTTTCCAGTTAATACTCGTGCTGGGTATACTAGACTCTGGGAAGTCCCAGTCTTTAATCTTTTCGCCTATGCTTGTTCTTAAAACATTGTCTATGCGTTCTGTTAATTGTTTGTTAATCTGATGCAAATTGCGATTAACAACTTCTTTAACATAGCCATCAATCAGACTATTAATCTGTTGATCTAAACCTTCGCGAAACGCTGCTTGTGCGCTCATTGATCGCTCCTTGTTTAGAAGCTAATGTACACTATATACTCATAAGCCTTACTAAAAAGTGCTTTATACATTTGCTTCTTTTCTACTTGAAATTTCTTGGCTCCAGCATCACTACTGAATTTTGCTAATTGTTTGAAATACATTGTTCTGCACTCAGCTGCATCACAAACAATTAAACTGTCGTTCTCGATAATGTATTCTCTCTGTGTCCACTTTTGTTTATCTTCACGGTCCCAGTCACGCTTTTTGATTACTATGCTGTTACCTGAGTCCTGTTTAATTTCGAAAGGTTCTTCAAAAAATCTTTGGCTGACATGCATATTACGATAATCTTTTAGTGTAGTATACACACCTATTCTTGCAAGTTTACAAATTGTATTGATTTCTTCAATCTGTTTGGACTCGTCACCAAAGTAAACAAAGTATTCATCTGGTGCAATAATATAGTCATAGGTTTGCTTGCTTGCTATAACTTCATCCAGAGTTAAATCACTATCTAAACCATCTGCTATAGTTACATTATATCCCAGTTGTTGTAGGCCGTAACCTACAATGTTTTTGCCTATAACCAGATAGGTATTGCCTAATGATGGGCTATGATTTACATCCAGTATTTCCAAAAAGGTCTTTGCCTTGACTTGACTGCTTTTAGCAAAAACGCTAATGTTAATGTCCTTCAAAAAATATTCCAAAGAGTTCAATTTAGTATCCTAAAATAATTATTCTTCACGATGTAAATCGAGAGTAACACAATGGTGCCCACCACCCAATGTCCTACTATGTCTCAAATCTATACCCTGAGAGTCTATATTATACTTATCTAATTCTCTCCGTAAAAACTCTTGGTTGGGATCGCACACGACGCTATTAGGATTAACGACTAGGAAGTTAATTCCTATCCAATTACTAGCATAGGGATAGTTAATAAAAGGTTGGTGTGCACATTCATGAATCCATATCTTGTCCCAGTTTTTTAGTGGTGCTGGTACAGTATCTTCTGTTATTCGGGCCGCATTTAAAACTACTAGGCCTTCTCTTACTGGAACAATAGTGCTGTCAATATGAACACCACTATAACACTCTACTAGATGTACTCGCTTGTCTGCATAGTAATCTGACAACCACCTATAGCCTGCCAGGTCTCCGCTTTCACTTTTAAGATAGAGTAAATCATCATTAAGTCTACAAACATTTGCAGCATCCCAGTGCCCTAATGCTGGTACCCAATCCTGTGGTAAAAAGTCATATGCAGCATATTCCTGATCCCTGCAACCATAGGCCATTGGACAATCTATGATATCATTATCAAGTATCAGCAGTCTATCTCTAGGACAATAGTTATAAAATCCGTCTGTTTCCTGGAAGTTGATATCAGTAGGCCTGTATACCGTTATTCCGCAGCCCTCTAAAAAGCTAACTAAATAATCGAGATCCTGGTTAGCTTCCTGTATAATATAATCTGGTACAGGCCCAGCTGGCAATGGAGTTTCAGTCCATAGAGTTGTTTGTTCTTGTTTCCTGAAGTCAGGACAATGTACTGGCCAATTTGCATAATTGGCAGTGCCTACAATTATAGACCGTAACTGGTCCCATTCATTACTGGAAGATATTTTCACATAGTTACTTATTATGCAAGATTTAGACTACATAAATTTTAAAATTTTTGATATTTTAGTTGAATGTTTACACCAGGACAAAACCTGCATAGAAATTAAAAATTTTAATAATACCTATAGGTATGATAGTAAATTAGACACAGTGTTTTCTGATCCCAAAAAAAGATGGAAAGAATATATTCCTTTGAAAACAGTATCACGGATCCCGCATGATCTAACATTTAAACAAGTATTTTTTGAATTAAATTACAATCGCCAAATTACATTAACTAATCACAGTTTTGAGCCTATACTTTATGAAATTGACCATAAATTTTGGAATATTTTAAAAAATTACATAGAAAAATTTTTAGACATACCAAACGATTACTTTAAAAATGATTACATAATTTTGCATAGCGAAATTTCTTCTGAAGTAAGTGCTCTAAATGAATATAATTGTATACCTGTTCATTTTTTTGGCAACGGCGTCTTGGCAGCAGAACATTGGTATAGAAATTATACTGGCATAAAACTTTATGAGGACTATAAAGCTATTGAACATAAGTTTATTTGTGCAAATAGATTAATAGATGAAAAAAGAAAATATAGGATAAAATTTCTTAATCTAATAGACGTAAATGCTGGTCTATATAGTTTGCTAGAACGGGATCCGTATACGGGCGTTAGTTTAAATGAAATTTTACCTGCTAATAGAATTAAACCCAACAGTTTCGATAATCACAATAACAGTAGTTCGGAAATAGTTGTTAGTGCATGGAATGAAGAAAAAGAAATTTATAATTTTACTCCATGGGCTACTAGTTTCTTACACATTGTTTCTGAAACAATGATTGACCGTGTCCATCTAACAGAAAAGGTTTTTAAACCCGTTGTGCTAAAGCAACCCTTTGTGCTACTTTGCGGAGCAGGTGCACTAAACTATCTTAAAGGTTATGGCTTTAAAACCTTTGATGGTTTTTGGAGTGAAGAATATGACCAGATTCAGGACGAGGATAAACGATTACAAGCAGTAGCAGACATTGTAAATCGCATAGGCAAAATGACTCTAGCAGAGTGCGAGCAAATGCGTGAACAAATGAAGCCCATACTAGAGCACAATTATAATTGGTTTTATAATGGGTTTGCTGACCAGTGTTGGCAGGAACTAAGAGATAATTTAGTCAGTCTTTAGTATATTTGCACGGTGTTGCTCTAATCTGTCTAATTCTACAGACAACATGCTAACTCTGGATTGATGTCTATTACCATCAAACTCCGTTGACAAAAACACACTAACGATTTCTCTAGCAAGTTCTGGAGCAGTTTGACGTGCGCCAAGTGCTAGTACGTTTGCATCATTGTGTTCTCTGGACAATCTAGCAGTGGTGAGATCATAGCACAATGCCGCTCTTACACTAGGATACCTATTGGCGGCAATACTGATTCCGATACCAGTGCCGCAAATAATTATTCCGTAGTCGAATTCACCTTGTGTTATACTTTGTCCTACTATGTTACCATAAACAGGATAGTCCACACTGTCTTTGGAATAACAACCTAGATCAAATACTTCACAATCTCGTTTTGTTAACCATTTTATTAGATATTCTTTTAGTTCGTACCCACCGTGATCACTTGCTATGCCTATTTTCATTAGTATTCCTTGGGACTAGTCCACACTAGTCTGTATGTTTGGTCTGCCATAAATTCATAGTAAAATGGAATTCTACCAACTGGCAAGTCTATTCTTTCTAACCCTGTTCGTTCTAAAATTTCTTCTACAGGTATACTGGGCGTATCCCAGTTTGCTCGTAAAAAATCACAAAATTGATCCAACCACTCATCGTCCCGTGTAAAAAAACCATGTTTAACGGGAGGCTTTTCCATTATGCAATAAACTCTTGATATTGCTCTTCTGTCATTAGTGCGTCAACATCGTCCCAGTTGTCGGGAACCATTTTAAAAAACCATCCATCTGATAGTGGCTCACGATTAACCATTTCAGGATCGTCATTTAGAATAGGATTTACTTCTACAATAGTTCCTGCAATAGGACAATAAACGTCACTTGCTGCTTTGACACTTTCAACTACAGCACAATCTGCATTTGCACTAAATGAACTATCCACTGGAGGTAAATCAATAAACACAACATCTCCCAGTTGTTCTACAGCATACTTGCTGATGCCTACAACTAGAACATCGCCTTCGCGGCGCAGCCATTCATGTTCTTCTGTGTATCTAATCGTCATTGTGAGCATCCTCTAAACATTGTTTGCTGCACTCTACCCAGCGTTTTAATCCTAGATTGTCACCGG